AGAGAAAAGAGAAGAAGATATATTGAAGTGGCTGGATGATAACACTGAATCCTTACCTGAAGATTCTTTTCATCCTGAACTTATACCTGATTATACTCCGATTCCTTCCAAGCCTGTTTTGAAACGGAAGCCCGAAAGGGTCTCTATGTTTTCTTTTGGTGTAGATTCAGATTTATCTCTGAAGAAGAAGATAGAATCAGCGTATTCTATTTTTCAGAATGATTGGAGAGAGTTTTTACAGGCAAGGAAGGAGAGGCTTTCTCTGGCATGGAAGGCTGTATCAAAAGGCATAATTTCTCCTGAAGAAGTAGATAAATTTGATTTTGTAGTTTCTGCTCTTGAGTGGGTAAAAGGAACTGATTTTAAGCATTTAATTAAGCGTGGGTTAGTAAATGAAAAGGAAGCAAGGGTAAGGATTAAATTTTTTGAGACTTATGCCCAGAGAGTATGGAATGCTATTGGTGAAAGGCTTACAGGTTTAGATAATGTTTTAAAGAGCTGGGCAAGGGGTGAGTTAAATTCAATAGATCCCAAAGATACTATTCATATAAGAGGATTGATTGAAGATGCTTTATCTGATTATCCTGCTTATACTCTCCAGCAGTTAATAGAATTGCGTCGTGCTCATCGTATAGAGATTATTAGAAGGCTCTCAAAGAGTTATGCTTATACTTTACTGGACAGGTTTATTGAGAAAGGCAGGAAGATAGATAAGAGTAGTTTAGATGCGATTTATAAGCAGTTAAGGAAATATGTAATCGGGTCTTATGTTTTAGCGATAGAAGGGAATGAGCGGAGTCCTTTATTGAAAGAGTTAATGGGAGCTGGGTTATCAAAGCAACAAGCTATTCAACTTGTAAAGAATTCTTCTGCCAGAGCGACCCTGTTTTATCTTGATTATTTCTGGAGCAATTATGTTAAGGAATCAATGGGATTTTACAGGCTGGATACTCCTTTAGGCTGGGCTGGTGGTTTATTTAAATGGACCTGGGATTTAATCAAACTTGATTTCAATGCTCTACCTGCCAAATCAAAGAGATTACTGGTTGGCGAACTAGAAGATAACATTCTTCCTACAATAGATAAATTTATAGAGTTTGGTGATAAGTTATTAAGCATAAGGAAGACTCTGGAGCTTCCAGAGTATAAGCATATTTCAGCTATTAGGGCTTTAATGAAGAAGTTGCGGGATACTATTGATGCTTATTTAAATAAGTCTTTGGATGTGAAGAAAGCCCAGAGAGAACTGGAGCATATCTGGAATGTTATTGTAGATAAATATGCAGTAGGGAATCACAGGGTTTTAGCCAAACTGGTTGCTAGAGAATTATTCCTTACTAATGCAAGGATTGGTTTACATAGGAAAGATGTTTCTGATTTTGAGAGATATAAATATCAATCTGATGGTTTCCTGCGATTCTTGAAGCGGTATAATGATGCTTATAGTGCTTTATTGTATCTGGCAAAGAATGGAGAAGGTGCGACAAAGATTGTTGCAGAGCATTTATTGAAACTTCCTTATACCAGTATAGTTCTTCCACATGTTCCTATTAGGTTTGTAGAGAATTTATTTGGTGGAAAGACGACTGGTTTATATCGTCCCTATGAAGGTAACATGTTTGGAGAGATTATTGTTGATCCGAATGCTCTGCCCGATATTTTTGAAGCTACCATTTTTCATGAAATTTTACATGCATTGACATTACATACACTTCATTTTTCCAAGAAAAGAGAAGAATATAGGGAAAGAATTAATAGTATTATAAACGATATTCGTCCATTGATTTCGGAGGAAGAATACAAGTTAGGAAAATGGATAGTAGAAAATGAAGCAAGGCTTACCAAGCATGAATTGAAGGAAAAGATTGATAAGACTATTGCGAAAGATAGTCTTTTACAGGAGCATGTAGCTAGGTATGGAAAGCAGTCGTGGTTATCTTTTCTTGTTTCTCTACATGATCCTGATGAGTTTATTGTAACAGCTATAACTGAACCTGCGGGCAAGTTGTTCCTTATTGAGCATGATAAAAAATCCATCTGGAGAAAGATTCTTGATTTCATCAGGAACTTGTTAGGATTTCCAGTTGAAAAGAGAGAATTGTTTATCAGGACAGTTGACACTTTGATGGATATTGTTGCGGAATCTCATCCTATTTATGTTGCAGCTTTCAGGAAATACTTTAAGTTGCCTATAAATAAAACTTTATATCAATTAGCTATGGCTTCTGCTGAAGAACTTTCTGATTTGGCTAACAGGATACAGAAAGAACATGAGTTAACAAGGCAAAGAATTAATCTTTCTGATTTTGAAGATAAGGTAAAAGATTTTGTTGAGCATATAAGGACATACAAAGCTCCTCCGCAAATGAAGGATATTAATATAATCAGGGAAAAATTTGGATTACCTTTCTGGACAGCACTTCAAAATGAGTCTTTTAAGCCTTTATTTGATCATGTTACAAAGACAATGGAGAATAAGAATTTCACTTTACATGCTATTCTTCAGAAAGGAGAGACATATTTTAATGGGCTTGATGAAAAAAGAAGAAAGTATGTGGATTCTGCTATAAAGATAAGCGATGCTTTACAGGTCAGATTTACGGAGGAGCATTTAAGGAATTTTCCAAGAGTTATTTCTAACATGAAGATTGCGTTCAATTTGATGTATCAGCTTTTGAAGCAGGAAGAAAGGTCTGGGTTAAATAGAAAGCAGAGAGCAGAGAGAAGGCAGGTTGTCCTGCAACGATTAAATGAAGCCACAAAGTTAGATTTACCAAAAGAATACTCTCAACCGCAGTATGTTATCAGGTTTAAGCATTTCTTTGATTATGCAAGATTGCCAATAGACAAGTTATCCGATGAAGAAATAAAAGCATATAATAATTATGCAGAAGTAACTCAAGAGACTTTGAATCATCTAGGCGATACTTTCTTATCTCTGGTTTGTAAGCTGGTAATAAAGAACTATTTACAGAAGTTAAAGATAGATGTTCCTTCTACTGTTCAGACTCAATGGATAAATACTTTAGTGGAGTTTGGTAAGGATATAGAGCAGGCTAGAGAGCGGGTTGCCCGAATGAATCCAGAAGCTAGAGAGATTTGGGAATCATTACTCAATGATTTGGAGGCTCATTCTCTCTATCAGAAATACAAAGAGATTCAGGATTTGATTAAAGATACCAAATTCTATTCTCCTCGTATGAGAGATCCTGATGCTTCTGATATGATTGTAGTTGTAGAGAGAGAAAAATTCTTGGAAGAATACAGGAAGGCTTATAGAGAGACAGGTAATAGAGCGAAGGCTTTACAGCAAGCGTATTATGCGACTGCGAATGCCAATGGTGTCTATTTAAGAGAGCATGTTAGAAGAATAGATCCTGATTATAAGAGAAAGTTAGAGCATATTCAGTCTGTATTTAAAGATAGCAGGTTTCTTGTGCAGAGATTACCTAATTACAAGTTAGCGGAATCTGTCTGGGGCAATGTAAGTGAAGGAGATCTAGGAGCATTTCTCTCTGCTGTTGCAGAAAAAGTAAGGAAAGAAAATGTTGATTCTGAAACTTTAATGGGATTCTTGGAGAAGGTTGCAGATACAATTCAGACTGAATTGTTAGCTAAAAGTAGAGCAAAACAGAGATTTATTAAGAGAAATCCTTATCTGATTTTAGGATATACTCTGGATAATGTAAGGGAAGAATTATTCAATTATGTAAACAATGCTTCTAATTATGCTGCCCGAATGGTAGCATTGGTAGAAGGATTACCTTTATTGAATCAAATAGATCCTTATCAGCAGAGAAGGTTGAGAGATTATGCTCATAAATGGTTCTTTGATCAATTGAAGCCACAGAGCCAGTTTGATCGTATTGTAGGAAAAGTAAAATCCTTGATGTTTATCTGGTATTTGGGCGGAGTGATTCGTCCTGCTTTAATTCAATTTACACAAATGTTTATTTCTACCATTCCAATGACAAGTATTGTTTATGATATTCCAATAACCAGAAGTATCTCTGTTTTTATGAAGGCTTATAGAGATGTATTGGATCACAGGAATTTAGATGAAAATAAGTATTTGACTGCGGACGAAAAAGAGTTCCTGCGGATTACATATACAAGTGGAATAACCACAGCTCAATTTATCAATCAGATGAGAGATGAAGTTGCGGGCAGAGGAAAAGTTCTCTCTACTCTGGCTACTTGGTTGACTACTCCTTTTGCATATATGGAAGAAAATAACAGGCTGGCAACAGCTTTAGGAATTTACAGGATTTTGAAAGAGAAAGGAATAGTCAGGCATGCAAAGGATAAGAAAGCTATGGAAGAAGCTACAACAATTGTTAATATGTCTCATTATTTAATGGGTAAACTCAATCTTCCTATTATAGCAACAGGTGGAGATGTGGCTTCTGGTTTAATGCGTCTAGCTCTTACTTTCCGTTCATTTACATTAAACTTATTAGAATCTTATATTTACATGCTCCGACATCTGCCTAAAGGACAGAGAGTTTGGGGTCTCAATAAAGAAGGATTGAGATTTGTTGGATATAGTTTTGCTGCCTTTACCTTATTCGGTGGAATTCTAGCAATACCTTTCCTTGATGACTGGCTACAATTATTAGAAAGATTGACAGGAATTCCTATAAGAAAAAGGTTAGTTACTGTATTTGGAAATCCAGATTCTCCGCTATCTGTTGCTTTAGAAAGAGGATTACCTGCTGCCCTGATAGGTATGGATTTAAGCGGTTCATTGAAGATAGAATTCCCAAGACGACCAGAAGATATTTTGAATACTATTTTTGGAGTATATGGTGGACTTTCAAAGAGTTTTGCGGACGCAATGGTTGCTTTAGATGGTTATGATAGTTTGAACATCTTGTATAGGATTATGCCACAAGTGTTTGCCAATCCGATCAGGGCTTATGAAGCATATAAAGGAATAAAGAATCAATACAATAAAGTAATTCTGGACGAAGAAGGGCGACCATTGAGACTTACAGAAGGAGAAGCTGTCCTACTTGCACTTGGAATTAGACCAACAAGGTTGGGCAGAACTTATCTCTATAAGAGCACAAGTAGGAACATAGAAAAATACTTTGATAGTAAGCGGAAGGCTATATACAATGCTTATAGAAGTGCAAAGACTGCATCAGAGAGATGGAAAGTTTACAGGATGATTTATGAATATAACATGGAAGCTGCCAAATATGTATCTATTCCAAAGATTACTTTACAATCCCTGAAGGCAGCTTCCAAACCTGTTGAGAGCAAGCTAACACAAGAATTGAAACTTAAGGGTTATTAAAACTCAAATCCTTTCCTATTTTTCCTTCAGTTTCAATGGGGTATCCAACATTGATGCCCCAATGCTTTTTTATGTATTCTTTCGTTCTATTTTCAAAACAATCTTTCAATATCTCTTGTGCTTTTTCGGCAACATCTTCTCTTGCTCTATAATAGTAGGCATCGTGGATAAAAAGGTTAGTCAGGATTACTTTATCTTTCAGGTCGGGGCGGGATTTTATTTCCTTCCAGAACAACATTATTCCAAGACATGCTAGTTCGCTACTGAAATTCTGAACAGGAGTATTGATTGCCTGCCTTTCCGCTTTACTTCTCAACCTGAAATCATCAGAATCAATATGCGGTAAATGTCTTTTCCTTCCTAAAACACATCTTATATACTTATGCTTTCTTGCAAACTTAACCATTCGTTCATGATATAAAGGAAGTTTCCAGTATCCATTGGGTTTAGAGAAGAAAAGTTCTCTATATCGCTCTGCTTCTTCTAAAGTGAAGACGACATCATAGTTTTTAAAAGCATAATCAACCAGAGAATTTGCCTGCATTCCGTATATTAATCCAAAATTTATCGGCTTTGAGAGCTGTCTCAAGTCTTTAGTAATTTCTTCTAAAGGCTTTCCTGAAATAAGGGAGGCTGTTCTTTTATGTAAATCTATCCCTTCATCTAAAGATTTCAGGATATTTTCATCTTGAGCCAGCCAGCCTATTATTCTCATTTCACTTTGACTTAAATCCTGACTGCATATAACCCAGCCATCTTCGGCTACAATATTTCCCAAAACCTTTTCAGAGAATTCTCCGTGTGCTGGAAATTGTTGCATAGGAGGGTCTAATATTACAGTTCTCCCTGTTACTGTTCCTGTTAGGAATATCTTTGGGTAAATATATCCATCTGGATACAGATTTTTTCTTATTGCTTTGATGTAAGTGTTCAGAATTTTGCTTATCTGTTTATATCTTAATAGCTTTGCGACCCATTCGTTATCTTTGAATCGTTTTAGATGATATTTATCGGTAGAAGGTTGTTTTGTTTTTTCTGTAAATTCAACAGGTTTCAATCCCAGCCCTTTCTTTGTAAACATAAACTTTGCAATGATGTCGGGAGTTAATGAGTCTGCATCTTTCTTTATTGATTTAGGGATAGCATCCATTAATTCCTTTTCCAATTTTTTCATCTCTGTATAGAGAGAATCTTCGTTTTCATCTAGTTTATTCAGGTCTATTTTCCATCCGTTCGCAGATACATCGCTGAAAACGTTTTCAACGGGAAGGCAGTAATATTTGTAATATCTGGTTAATTTTTTATCTTCCATAATCTTTTTCTTCAGGACATTGAAGACTTCAATAGTAACTTTAGCATCAAGACTGACATAATTCAGGAGCTTGCTTTCTTCTAATTTTTCCATCTCTGTCCTATTTCTATTCACTACATCTTTTATATTGTAGTAGGAAGTGAAGACATTTGCCAGATGCTCTAGGGAATAGGAAGCTAGGTTTTCATCTACAACATGAGCCATTGTCATTACATCAAATATTTGTCCTTTAACTTCGCAACCAAGATTCTTTTTACATACAAGTTCATCAAAAGGACGATTATGCACGACTTTCTTTATATTCTCATCTTCCAGTATTTTCTTTATACTTTCTTTGAGTTTATTGTCTTTGGTAAGGGATGCGTAGGGCAACCCTTCTTTTCCTGCCAGACCTATACATAAGACTTTTCCTTTCATGTGTGCGACCCGCAGGTTCTCTGTTTCAAGGTCAAAAGCTATTATTTTTCCTTTGGGCAAATTGATTGTTGTATATTCATGTTTAAAATCTTCCTTCTGTTTATAGAGAGCGACAGCATGTTTGATGTCGGCATAAAACAATTTCTCTACTTCATTCATCTTTTCTAATGGAATATACGGATACCCACGCTTGCATTGTCTTAAAACATAGGCAGGATGAAATGTTGGAATAACAACAGCATCTCCGAAGGGAAATTGTAGTCCTCTGAAACTGGAAATTCTTTTCTTATTGAACATCTGATAGAGAGCCAGTTCTCCTAATAAGACAATCACTTTGGGTTTGAGGATTCCCAGAGCTTTTACAACATGTTCTTTACAGCACTTTGATGCTTTTTCTAAATCGGTTTTTTTATCCTGCCCTAATTTCTGGCACATTGTAGCATTCAAGATAGATATATCTACTCTAGACATCCCAAAGAGTGAAAACGTTTTCATTAAGAGTCGCCCACTTTCTCCTACAAAAGGACGACCTTCTCTTACTTCTTCCCACCCAGGACCTTCTCCTATAACCACAAATTCAGGATTATTTTTCTCATATTTAACTTTCTTTCTTCCTTTAAAAGGACAATCTTTACAGCTCATTATTGCCCTCCTTTATCTTTCATTGTAATTTTAGGAAAGAAAAAATCCATGCTATTACATCAACAGTCCAAGCATTGCCTATTGTTTTATATCTTTGTGTGTCAGATATTTGTTTAATTCTGCCGTTTTCAAAAATTCCGTATTTTGTATAGTTATCGGGTAAAGTTTGTAATCTTTCACATTCAAGAGGAGTTAATCTCCTAATTTTTACTTTACTTCTATCTTTTTCAAACACAAGTTGTCTTCTATGCTTTTCAAAATACTGTTTCAGGTTTCCTCCTTTATAATAATTAGCATCAATACATAACGATTTGTTTCTATCTGTGATATATTTTTCTTCAATTATTTTTGGTTGTCTGTAACCACCCTGCATTGTAGTCAATGTAGGAGATTTACCTTCAGAACTATAAATTCTTTTTATACAATCCTGTCCTTTTATAGCCAGCTCTGCTACTTGCCTGCATCTCAAACTTTCATTTACCCAACAATTTCCGTTTGAGAAATTTGTTCTCAATGTAGTAGCTTTTCCGTCAGTAATGTTCCTTCTGTTGTAAGGGTCTATAATAAAATCAAGTTTATCAGGAAGGTATTTAAAAGGCTTTTTTATGTAATATTTTTCATCTACTTCACTCTCCAAAATATCTTTCAGTAAAATACCTTTATCTTCTGGCAATCCTTTTATAGGTATATTTGTCCAATATAATCTCTTTCTATTTTGAGCTGATACTAAAGCAGAATTGATTTCAACAGGTTCTACTTCCAGAGTTTCTGTTATTACTTTTTCCCATTTTTTCTGCATTTTTACATTTTCAAGCAAAAACCATTTAGGTCTAATTTCCTTTAATAATCTTACAAATTCCCAGAACAGATAAGATTGTCCTTCAAATTCAAATTTCTGCTGTTTTAATTCCAGATATTGTTCTAAAGTAGTAACTTCTATTTTTGTTTTAGTTGACATTCCATATCTTTTCCCACACAAAGAAAATCCCTGGCAAGGACTTCCTCCCATTATTAAATCAATATCTTCAAAATCTTCTCCTTTCAAATTTCTAATATCACCAACAAAGATTGTATTGGGAAAATTATATCTTGTTATTGCAATTGCATATTTATCAATCTCACTTGCATAATAATTTTCATATTCAATACCTGCTCTATTCAGAGCTAATCTTCCACAAGAAATACCATCAAAAAGACTTAAGATATTCCTTAATTTCATACTCCCCTTCTCCTATTTTCAGGGTTTTCAGGATTTCAAAAGTTCTAAAAAGTCTTTAACTCTAATAATCACAAAATCATTTTCATGTCTTTTTCCTGTAATATGCACGACTACAATAGGGATCTTTCCTTTTGCCAGCGGGTCTTTTTTAGTGTATTCTTCCGCTTGCCGATACCATTTTTCTCCCACAAACTTCTTTCTTGATTTCGCTTCAATACAGAATTTCTCCGTTATTACATCGCTTTCTCCCAGCACTCCGACATCCTTTCCATTAAACAATTCAGCTATTGCTTTCTGGTTAGCCTTTCCTCTCCTTCTATTTCTCTTTGGATTCATTTTTGTCCTCCTTAAAACATATACTTCTGAAAACACACTTCCTTGCAGGAGGAGATAATCTTGAATTACATATTTTAGGAGAGTCTTTTGTGGGATTGAATAAATGCATGAGAAGTTCTTTTATTCTGTTTTCTATTGAATATTCGTTTTTATCCACAAAGAAAGGTTTGATTTGCAGGTTTTGAAAGTCTTTTTTGAAATAGAGAACTACCGCTTTGTCTTTTCTGATATGGAATTTTTGTAATCCTTCGTCCAGCTTTACTTTCTTTCGTTTGAACATCCATAGGTAAGTTAGCACTTGAAAAACATGGTCAAATAAAGGTTCTTGTAAATCATCAAATTGTCGGGCATTTATGCTTTTAATTTCAGCAATATAAATTCCTGTTGGGTCTTTATAGAGAGCATCAATGTTCCCTACCAGTTTGAACTTTTTATTTGATAATTCCAGTCTGTAATCTTCCTGAACCAGATGTTTGCAGGGAATACGATTCCAGTCCCTATAAGACAAATAGTAAACGGATTTGCATTTTGGGCATCTCCATTTTGAGATTAGATAGGAGCTATATCTAGAAAAGAAATGTTGAATCAGGATGCCGTAGGCATAGGCAAGCATAACGGGTTTAGCATAGACAGGAGATTTTCTGAAGGGCATATTGGTTTTTCTGCTGTAATAGACCGCACGGGGGCAGATTGTTGGAAGGTCGGATACATGAAAATACAAATCATTTCTCTCCCTACCTTTAAACTCTGCCTTTAAATTGTTGTATATATCTTCAACTATTTCCTTCATCTAACATCTCCTTCTTTGTTTCGTTTAAAATAGACATGAGTTTGATAAATTTTTCCAATCTTTTATAGTTCAAAGGTTTTTCTACCAGAAGTCTATATACCTGTTGCATCTGGAATTTCAGAAGGGTCTCAAGAATTCGTTTTGCTTTCTCAAAATTTTTATCTGTCCAGTTATCTGGGTTTAGATAAATATTCATTAATTCTTCTACCAAACTCATCACAACACTCCTATTTTTTTCAGAATTAGTTTATCCAAAATGAGCAAATTACCATATTCTTCCCTGAACATCCTTGCTTTCTTTTTCGCTCCAGCTTCCCATATACCTTTAATTTCAATGAAGTGTCCATTAACTTCAAAATCAGGAATATACCACTTCAGGTTGCTCAATCTGAAAGCATAAGGTTCATATTTCCATTTAAGTCTATATGCTTCGCAGAATTTTTTAGCGAAATCCAGTTCCCATCTGCTTCTGAAATTAAAATGTGGAGGAAGTGGGAAGCCTCCTTTAATTCTCTGCGGAGGATAAGAAATCAAGTAATTAGCAAAACACTTTCCACTACAAAAAACACTATACTTATCCACAAAAGGCATGATTACTCTTTTCTTACACCATAGACAATAATGTATCATTTTTTCCCCTCCCACCATTTGTTTATGATTTGGTTTACTAAATTATCCCTGAACTCTAAATTTTCCATCAAAGTTTTTTCTATCTCTTTTTGTGTCTTATATTTATTTCCAGCGTATTCATAGGAAGATTTATTTCTATTGATTATTCCCAGATCAAGGGCAAATTTCAGGATAAGATTTTCATCAACAACCTTTCCCTGCTGAATATCAATTTTAAACTCTCCGCTAATGCGTGGGTAACCAGCTTTATTCTTTTCTATTGTGAATTGATGAACAGCTCTGTAAGGAATATCTCCTTTAGTTTCATATTTGGACAGGTATAAATGCACTATGAGATAGGAGAGATGTTCAACTATATATCCTCCTGGCATTCTGATTTTTGATTCAAATTTCCTTGCTCCGACATTAGCCCTAGCTTGGTTTATCAGGATGCAGGTCAAAGGTCGCTTTTCCTTTTGAGCATTTGCCATACTAACCAATAACTTATTGAGCATTTTCCTTATTAACCTTGCCGACCCAGCTACTTGAGTATCTTCACTATCGTTTTCAACTTCACTAATAGAGATAATGGCAGGCAAGCTGTCTATCACAATAAGACTTACAGCGGGTTCTAAACTCATCTGATAAGCCAAATCCACTCCTTGTTCTCCATAATCAGGAGAGATTATAACGATCCTTTTCATATCAGATACAAAATTAGACATCCATTCTTTGTTTAATGCCTGTTCAAAGTCAATATAGACAACATAATCCTGTGAAAACGTTTTCAAAAAGGAATCAATTACTTTAAAACTGAATGTGGTTTTGCCCGAACTCTTTGTGCCCCATAGGGTCGTAAATTTATTTACAGGAATCCCTCCACCTGTAAGCAAATCAAAAGTAAATATTCTTGTAGGGATTTTTGTTATATTTGGGAATGTCTCTCCTATATTCAAAACATTCCCATATTCTTTTGTTATCTTTTCAAACAGTTCCTTCATTTTTTAAACCCCCATTTTGTTAATCTTTCTTTTATCCTTTTTTCAACAAACTTTCTTGCTTCTTCATAAGTTTGTTGTATTTCTCCCTTCCTGCAAGGAACTGTTACTCCCACCCGCAGAGATAGACTTTCATATTCAGCCAATTTCAATGTTCTTTTTAACTCATAAGTAACCCATGCGGGTTCTTCATCTGCGGGAGTTTTAGATGGGATTTGAACCATCTCATTATCTTCCACTATTGTCATCTGAACTGTTTTGTTCTTCATATCTTTTTTTGACATAGTTCCAAACCTCCTCTGGTTTATGATAGGGTTTTTGTCTAAAATAGTAATAAGCCTCCTCCAAGATTTTCAGAGAAACACCTTTCTCTGCCAAATATCTGGCTTGGAGTCAGAAATCAAATAGCCAAGTAAACCTTGCAGTATTCTCTACAACACCTTTGCAGGGATTTGTCATTCCTACTCTATATAAGCAAACGCTTACAGGATAATTTTTATAAAACCCAAATTTTCCTTCTAGTTTATAGTATAGCAAAGTATTTATTTTGTTCTTCAGGAAAACTTTTGCTTTTTTTGGAGAGAGATTTCTCTTTTTTGCTAGTGGAGTATTTCCTCTTGGCATCCAGCCCTCCTTTAGAGTTTGATTATTTTAATTTTACAACCTTCATAATCCTTACTGCGTTTAGTGAAATAATTTCTCATCAAGGGAGAAAAGTTATCCACAATATCAACAATTATTGGCTGTCTTTTGTGTTCACTGATTCTCAAAACTCTCCCTATTGCCTGTTTGACTGAAGTTCTGGGAGTAGCCAGAATTAGACAATCAATATCAGGAGCATCAAACCCAATTCCCGATGCCTGATATGTCCCTAAAATAATCCTTTCCTTTCCTGTATAAGTTTTCTTTTCTCCTATAACCCACGCTTTATCAGGAACATCTATCAGCTTATTATACTCATAGAGCAATTCAAGAATATCACTCAATATCAGAACTTTGTATCCTTTTTTGTAAGCCTTCAATGCTAGCTGGGCAACAATCTTATTCCTGCGTGGAATATTCAATTTCTTCAGGAATCTACTTTTTATAAATCGCTTATTAATGAAACAATCTTTTGTGCTGGTCAATGGACTGTTGAATTCAATCTTCAGCACCTTTGGAGTAAGCAGGGTTGCTTCAGTCTTGGCTATAATAGGACCTATATGCCAGAAGAACAGATTTTCCATTCCATCTTCTCTATGCGGAGTAGCTGTCAGCCCTGTCCTGAATCTGGGATTAAACAAAGTAACAGTTTGATTAAACTTCTCTGCTCCCAATATATGAACTTCATCATAGATTACATGTCCAAAATATTCTTTATAGGGAACTTCTTTCTTTCGTAATAATGTCTGGATCATGGCTATTGTAACAGGACGCAGGTCTTCTTTCTCCTGCCTGATTTCTCCCACTTCCATACCTAAAAATTCCTTTACCGCTCTTTTCCATTGTTCATAGAGTATTTCAGTATGAACGACAATCAGAGTGCGGTATTTTAATAGAGTAGCAAGATATAACCCAACAACTGTTTTTCCTGTTCCTGTTGGCATCTGGATAATTCCACCATAAGGAGCTTTTGTCTTTACTGCTTTTGCGTATTGAATCAGCACATCTTTCTGATATGGACGCAATTTGATGTTGTGTTTTAGCTTAACCCTTTCCCACTTTCCTTTTACTGGAGGATATTTTTTCAGCTTTAGGAAATAACGGGGGACTCCCACATAGTCCCCCTTGTTTTCATAGAGAATGAGTGGCTCTTGCTCCCTACCAAAGTAGTCCTGTCTGGTTATAACCAGACGATTTAAATCTACTCTGGATTTGGGAACATAGAGCCACTCTTTACAGACAATTTTAGAACGGGACTTCATCGTCGTCATCGTCTCCTTTCTCATCATCTAAATCGCTAAAATCTAAATCGTCATCTTCTTCGTCTTCTTCTTCGTCAATATCATTTTCTTCATTATCTTCTTCATCTTCTCCATCATCATTTTCTTCAAAGAGATCATCAAGTTCTTCTTCTTTTTCTTCTTCGTTATCTTCTTCCACAAAGAGATCGTCCAGTTCTTCATCAAGATTTTCTTCAGACCCGACAACAGTTACATCAAAACCCATGTTTTCTAATTCTTCATCAGTAGGAGGAGCTAGGACTTTCTCATAATCATAAGGTTCGGAGTCCTTTAGCTTCTTCAAATCTACTCTACCCAGTCTTTCAAATACAGCTCCGCAGTTTGGATCTTGGGCTGTATATCTTTTCACTTCAAATACAAGACCTCTTAAATTCTTTACCTTCTTCTTAATGTCTTCAATGATATTTATTGCACTCCCTTTTAAAGGCAACAGAACCTTCCTGTTTTTGAGCTTCCTTCCATCACTTGTTACGATTGTTCTAGTATCTATAATTGTGTAATATGCGGTATATGTTGGTCTATCTCCGCTCTGGCAGACAGGACAAGGCTTGAAGTCAGAAGTGCAGGTTACATAGTTGCCCCATCTTCCTGCTATTTTTAGGTTATGCTCTTTGATGTAGAAACCATCTGAATCAAGAAAGATGATCTTCGCAGTTTCCTGCGGTCTTAACCTGAAGCGTGGGACGCTTTTCTCTTTCTTCATTTCAGCTATTGCATCTAATCTCTGCTTTTCCTTGAAACCTTCTTCTCCGATCCTAAACCATGTTGCATTTTTCTTTGCCATAACAGACCTCCTTTATATTTTTTTGATTGATTTTAATGCCTTGTTAATAACTCCTTTTTCAACCATCTCTGCGGGATCATTACATCCTTGATAATCCTTTACTTTGTAGAAGACCATGTAATCTTTGAGCTTCTCATAAATTCTTTTTTCAGCTTTCTCTCCTGCCTTATCATTGTCAAAAAACAATACCAATTCTTTAGCTTCGCAGGTTCTCAAAGTTTTCAATTGAGCATTACTTATTTCCGATCCTCCCGCAGACCATACATTGTATATCCCAACATCCCATAACTTCAAAAGATTCCTTTCTCCTTCTACCAGAATTAAAGGCTCATCTGGATTTATAGGAAGATGATAACCAAACCATACTCCCAAGCTGTGGGGCATCTGCCCCCCAAACTCTTTGTAAAATCTATATCTTGGTTGCTCTGGATCTAACCCTAAATATCTTCCTTTCAAGGCTATTACTCTATTGTTGTAGTAGCGAATTGGAATCACGACCCTTCTCTCTTTCGGATCATATCTCAATGAAAACGTTTTCACTGTTTCCTTCTTGAATAATTTTCCTGTGTAAATAGGGAAAGGAATATAGTTTATATATCTTGGTTTCTTCGGAGATATATCTCTGAACAGAGTAGGGATAAACAATTCCTTCTTCCCAAACTCTTTTAGAGAAGGATCATCTATTCCTGTTACATTTTTCCATGTATTATAGATACGGCTGACATGTCCTTTTATTCCGCACCCAAAACAATGAAAGACACCGTTAGCTAGATTGATTCCAAACGATGGATTTCTATCCACTCCACCTTCATGAGTCCATTTTGCGAATGGGCAAGAGCTGTTTATCCAGTTCCCGTTTTTTCTGACCTGCGGGTTTTCTATCCCTAATCGGCGAAGCAAGTCTATATAAATGTGCAGGTTCATATATGTTTTGCCCATTTTCCTCCTCCTTTTCAGGTTTTCTAATGTTCCATTTTTTAAGATATTCATCATATAAATCCCACTCCTTATCTGTCATTATTAATTCTGGCTCTCCCATAAAACACATTACAACAAACATCTCCATCATATAGGGAGTCCAATCTAAAGCCTGTTCTCCGAAATAGTGAATAAATGTCCTTATGATTCTATGTTGCTCTGGATGCAGTTTGATTTTCTTCATTTTTCACCTCCGAAAAATCCATTCTTTCCCAGTCCCAATTGATTTCAAAGGACTGGGTTATTCCTTCTCTATTTGCAAAAACATCTATCACTTTTGTAGGAGAATTATCTTCTCCATGAATTCCTATTGCAACCGAAACTAATTGGCTCAAAGCATCGGTCAATTGTATCTTTTCCAGATCTCCTCCTTTAGTTCTTGATGCTTGTCTATTAAATTGGAACGAAACCACAAAAGGTTTGGAGTAAGTAAGAGCAAGGTTCTTTAGCTCATTGGCTAATACAGTCGCATTCTCCCACAAACTCTTATAGTGCTTCTGGATTTTAATCAGATACCCGCCGTCAATGAACACAATATCTGGATTATATTTCTCTACAAGGAATGCAATATCATCTATGGTTTTTGAAAACCTGCCTTCAACATATAAGAAAGGTAGTTCTGTATCCAGCAAGGAAGCGATTTCTCTTTCTGCAAATGAACTGATTTCTCCTGTATGAAGTGCAGAGAAATTCAGCTTGGAATGCAGAGCAATAATCCTTTTAGCTTGTTGCTTTATACTCATCTCCATTGAAATAAGCATAGGAATATATCCCTGTTGGGCTACATGTAGAGCAGAATAAGCCATGATAAGAGATTTTCCCATCTTCGGTCGGGCAACAATCAGGTCCAAATCTTCTGGTTGATAGCCTCCAGTCAAGAAATCCAGCGTATCCCAGCCTGTTGGAATCCCAATTGGCTTATCTATCTTTGTTCTTTTCTCCTGAATATAATCCAGAACTGTTTGGGCTAAATCTCTGAAAGTTTTAACTCCATCTTCTATTTGCTTCAATCTCTTATATCTGGCAATAAACCTTTCCATTCTGGAAATAAGAGCATCAATCTCATGCTTCCGTATATCTTCTTCTATTTCAGTAGAGAGATTTAACAAATCTTCTTTGAGTTTCCTTTCTATGCACCGTTGATAGAGAAGATCAATAGGAGCATCGGGCACTAGGATTTCTTCTTCATCTATCAGCTCGGCAAAGGTCTGGATTGATGGAAGGCTTCTATATTTCTCTACATATTCCTTTATTATTTTATATTGTTCCTTTTCGTAATCAATGAAAATGTTTTCATTCAGCAAACGAAATAACTTCAGATCCCTGTCTCGCAGTATTGCTACCAACAAATTTGTCCCGATTGACATCTATGATAACTCCTTCTTCTTCTAAATATTCTATGTTTTTCCCAAATATTTCCTGAAGTTCCAGCTTTCCCAGAACATCCATAACGATTTCTTTCTTTAACCGAAGGAGCTTAAATATATGTTTATACTTCACATCTGTTGTGGAAGAATCTACCAGCACCACCGACCCTTGAACTTCAGGATAGATAGAAAGAGAATCTACCTTTAAATTCCCATACTTGTAAATTTTATATAATTTTTTAGCAACACAATAACAAACAAGGCTTTCCTTTTTGATTGATTTCCTTCCCATTAGGATAATAGGATTTCCGTTTATTCTCCGCAGGAACTCCTTTTCATACCCGTAATCATAGGGAGAAAGAATCCTGATTCCGTGCGTTTTCATCACAACAAACACTGGGTTAGTCTTCATCATTCTTAAATCTCCTGTAAATCTTGCCATAATTAAAACAGAAAGATACAAGACTTCCATTATAGTTCTTAATCTTCCAAGCTAAATAATCTTCATTCTGGATTGCAAATCGGATCACTTGTGGAAGATCATCTGTGGCTATTTCATTAAGAAACTTTTTCAGGATTGCTTTGACCTTATATGTCATAGGAACTAAATCGCTGGCAAGCCCTTCTACTTTGTGAGCCAAAACCCAAAATTTAACCAAATCTTTTTCTTTCCAACCTTTGCTTTTATACAATTTGATAAGGGATCTCAAAGATTCTTCTCTGTCAACGGAAGGCAACCTTAAAACTTTCATTCCACCCTCCTTCGTTTTTCAATTATATAACATCAGTATTTGTTTTTGTCAATATCAAAAATAAAAATTTTGATTTTCTTTTCAAAATATGTTAGAAAGAAAGTATGCAAGAGTTAATTCCAGGATTCCCACCTTTTCCGCTTGAGAAAAAAGTTAGGAGAGAGACAAAACTTTTCTGGACTTTCTTTGCAAGATGTCCGAAGGTTGATAATTTTTGTATCTACTATCGTCCTGCGTGGAGAAGATGTATGTTGTTGAAGGACAATAAGGGTAGGGAAGGGCGACCGATTAAGCAAGTAAAAGAATGTCCAGATGAATACGGATTCAAGTTTGGTCCTTCTGCATATAGAAAGATATATGAACCTTTAGATTGAAAACGTTTTCACTCTAAAAATTAAAACCCCCTCATTTGAGGGGGTCGGAAGAAGGAGGGGAAGGAGGACTTTTGGGTATCAGTTATATTTTACTGTTTTTTGTTTGAATAGTCAATTCAATAATACCTTTTTATTTGCGGATTTTTTCTTTGTGGTAGAAGAATTAGCAAGTCTTGCTCTTGTCTTTCCCCATTCCCGCAACGCTTCAATTTCTTCTTTCCTGCTTACAGACAAAGGTATAGTTTCTTCTATTGCTTCCAGTATATCGTTATCATTCATGTCTCTATCTTCATAGAAAGCCTTGAGTTTTGCTTGTTTTATTGCAGTTTCTATTTCCGCTCCTGTAAATCCTTTTGTTGCTTCTGCGATTTTATCCAGATCAAAGATTTCTGGTTTCTCTCCTACTTTTCGCAGATGTATCCTTGCAATTTCTTTCCTTTCATTAGGAGCGGGCAAATCCACAAACCATATCTCATCAATTCTTCCTCTCCTTTCTAATTCTGGAGGAAGGGCTAGGACATTATTAACTGTAAATGCAAAGAAAAGTGGAGCTGTATTTTCCTGCATGAAATAGAGAAAAGAACTAATTACTCTTGCAGTAGTTCCTGCATCAGAAGAATCTGATGAAGATAACCCTGAAAATGCTTTTTCCGCTTCATCTATCATTACCACTGCGGGAGCTTGGGCTTCTATTTCCTTTAAGACCTTGCGTGTGTTTGCTTCTGTTTCTCCTAATCTACTGTTAAATAACTTTCCTATATCCACACGCAATAAAGGAATCTGGAAAAGGTTAGCCAGAATTTTACAGGAGAGAGTCTTCCCTGTCCCTGGAACTCCAGCCAAAAGCATTCCTTTAGGGACAGGAACTTTCTTTTTTATTGCCTGTTCTCTATTCTTGAAAACTTTGCTGACCATTATTGCCCATTGTCTTAAATTATCCAGCCCGCCCAGATCATTAATTGTTTCCTGTGGAGCGATATATTCAACCAGCCCTTCTTTCTTTACCTTTTCCGCTTTCAATCTTTGAATCAATTGCGGATCTATTTTTCCTTTACCTTTCACAATCGCTATTTCAAACATCTTTTGGGCTTCAATCAGAGTAAGCCCTGATAAATACTCCGCACATTCTTCTAATAAAACTTTCCTTACTTTCAGTTCTTCTCTTTTACAGATCTCTTTCAGGAGATCAAAAATTTCAGTCTTTGAAGGTAGCGGAATATCAATTACTTGGCAGTATTGGCTGATTTCTGGTGGCAGATTGAATTCTCCCTGCAGGATTACATGAACGAATTTAGAACTGTTCGCTATTTTCCTGATAAAAGAAATAATCGCAGGAACATTTAATCCTTCCCTGATGAAGCGATGATAGTTTAGTAGGAGATAAATGGTAGGCTCATCTTCTTCTTCAGCGATATGCCGAAGGATGTCAAGATAATTAGCATATTCTCTATTCCCAAGTCCATCAATAGCGTCCCAGATTTTTAATTGGTATTCGCTCAAATCTTCTATGCGGGAAGATTCTTTTAGCTTCTTATTCAGAACTCCCACCTGTTCCTTAACATATTCAATTGCTCTTTCTGTTTCTATTGTGTTTAAGACAATTATTTTACATTGACTTCTGATCAGAAGTTCCAGCATATCTCCCTCCTTTTTATAGCCCCAGCATAGAGCTGGGGCATTTGTTTGCTTATAGAGAGCGGTATCTTACATAGAAGAACTCAAAATCATCTTCTCCTACTTCCTTTCCTTTGTCTGCGGGATTGCTAACCCTGTATTTCAATTTCATAACCAGCATCTCATCTCCATCATTTAAATCAGTTTCCGCTCTATTAAGTGGAACTTCTATTCCTGTCCATTTTCTTATTAACTCAACATTCTGCGGATACCCTATATAAGACTCTAACTCACCCCTTTTGTGGGCTTTTTGGAGCAAGAGCTTAAACTCCTGAAAAGAAATTTTGTATGCAGAATACTGCCCTTCCTTTGGCATTACTGCAGAATTTAACAACTTTACTGCCATGATAAACCTCCTTTTTTGGTTTTTATCCGCAAGGGATTATTTTGCACTCTTTACAATTCTTGAACGGGCAGATGGAGCACTCACTTAAATCCATATCCACCTGCCCGTTCTCTCCTATTCGGAGACAGATATAATGCAATCTGTCTCCGTCAGATCTTCTTGTTCCAGAATTATTCCTAGTCTGTCTGTAATTTGCCTTATTGGTTCTCTGCATTCTTCCCCCCAAAAATTTTGCCCTTCTATTCTTACTTCCCCGTTTTCTTTGATTTCAATTTTAATTACAGGCATGTATCCCTCCTTTATAGTTGTATAAAAATTGTGTTTTCTTTCTGTTCTACTATACCATTAACGAAATTTGATAAATAATCTGCAACAATACCAGTCAATTTTTCCGTATCCATATTATCGTATTTTACATATCCGTTATCATCTACATAAATAGGAGCGAACAAGCCTTGCCCAGTTATACGACCATTTTTCACTTTAAATCCTTTGCGTCTGGCACTTTCTAAAAACAAATTCTTTTCTACCTTTAGGCTTAATTTTACTCTTTGAGACATAATGACCTCCTTTATCTTTTACCACCAAAGTTTTTTATTGGATTTCTTTAATATCTTTAATTCTTCTTTTCCTTTAGTGAAAATGTTTTCAATGTTTCCTTCTACAAAGAACTTGGTTTTCGTATGGACTATTTTCTTATAACTAGCTTTCTTGCTCACCTTTGCTCCCACAATAGTCGCAGAATAAGGATGCCCAAATACTATAAATACAATTCTCATCACGATCCAGATTCCGTCTGGAAGCCATACCGCCATCTCTCTACTGTTCATGTAAGGATACTCGTTTACAGGACGCAAGTATTCTATTTCGTCTGCAAGGAATCGGTAATTTATATAAGCATTCCACTCCGACAGCCTTATTGCGTTCTTTGGCAAAGTATTTGCTTTCCCTATCGCTACTCGCAAGCTCCTTTCCGTATCCAGCGTATATGTTCCACAAAAAAACCTTATTTTATTCTTCATTGAACAATTCATTTTCCAACTCCTGCCTATTTACCAGAAATTCTTGGCAAATATATTCTAATGCAGAACTAACACTTTCTACTCCTATCTCTTTCTTCGCTCTTTCCACTGCGGATATTATCACATCATACTGGTCGTTTTTCAACTTCAGGGTCAAAGTGGTAGTCTTTTCTTCCCTTCCGCCCACTTTCTCTTTTCGCTGTTTAATTTCAGCCTCTAATTCCCTAAAAGACATAGAAGGAGCTTTTTTTAATAACTCCTTTATATCTTCAATAGACTCTAATTTTGCTATTTCTTTTAATTTAGTCCATGAAATTTCCATAACCACTTGTCGTGGGAGATCAAATCGCTCTATAAATTCTCCAATCTGGGCATACCACAACCCTACTCTATAAGGAATGCCCAGATCCTCCTCTATCCATTCCCTAAACTTTGAGAATCCCCAATTCACAAACAGTTCTTCCTTCTTAACCTGATACACTTTTAAGTAAAGATCATACTTTTTTTCATCTATTTCCCGCAACAACTCTTTTATCTCCTCTCGGATTGTCTTCTTTACTTGTTTTGTCTTCTTTGTGGAAAGTTTTTTACTCATCTCCAACCTCCTTTATTTTCTTTAAGGAGTAACGGAAATAACCTGTTGTTTTCTTAATATACTCCTGTAGCTCCGTCTGCGGTATGTATTTTTTCACCGCAGATGTTACAGTAACAACTTTCACAAAATCCTTTTTTAATCTCTTTGCGACCTTTACAGGGTCATATTCCGCCCGCTCACTGTAAGAAATCGTCAGCTTAAACCTCTCTCCATAATAAGTTCCTTCTTCCTGCGGAAGAAGGGCTTTTAACTTTTCTTTTTCTTCATTTAATTTTTTTATCTTCTGATCAATCTCTCCATATTTATCAATTAATTTTTTCAAATCAACCTTCTGTCCGTTTTTCCTTCCATTATTTTTCCTTGCCATGATACCCCTCCTTTGTTTGTTATTTTGTTTTTTGGTATATTGTTAACCATTTGTGCAAGGTTTCTTTCTTACAATATTCACAGTATTGTAGGAGAAACGGATTCTTTACATATTTGCTTTTTATGAATGGTATATCTTTATCCGATACTCCCATCATATAAAAGATATTAGTTTTACCACATCTTACGCACCGTGCTTCGTAAACCCATTGTTTCATCCTTTTCCTCCTTTGTTTGTTTTTGTTAAACTTTTGTTAATTCTAATTTAATCACAGGTTTTGTTTTTGTCAAGAAAAAGTTTGAAAATTTTTTCAAATTTATTATAATTGTCAGTGAAAACGTTTTCAATTCAACAAAAAAAGGAGGTTGAGCGATGAAATATTATTTGCCACCACCAAGAGAGTTCACAGATGAAGAATTGGAAGGTTTTGACAAACTTGGAGAGAAGGTCAAGAAGTTTGCCCACTATTATTTGACTACAAGGAAGCCTGTATCTTCTGCAATAAAGGCTGGGTTTAGTAGGGAGAAGGCAAGGTCAGCTGCGAATCGCTTACTCCAGAACAAGAAAGTCCGAAGGTATATTGAATATCTCAAAGCACAAATGAGACAGATGGCAGAAGTGGATAGGGATTATATTGTGTTAAAGCTCAAGGAGATTGTAGAGAAAGAGAATGCATCAGATCAGGTCAAGATTTCGGCATTGAATACGCTGGCAAAGATCGGAGGCTTTCTCCAAGATTCAAAGCCTCCGCAAACTTTCGTGTTAAATGTGATAGGGCTAGATGAGGAAAAAGATAAAGTGAAGGAAGTTGGAGTGAGTGTTCAATTTGACAAGGTTGATAAAATTTAAGTGAAAGCAAAAAAACAAAACCAAAAAAAGGAGGGGAGTTATGGCAAACTTTATAAGCAAAAGAGCACCTAAAAACTGGTATCCTTCACCGCACGAATGGGTAAAAGGAAAAAGTGGGAAGAAGGAGTATGTAGGAAGGGTTATCCCTTCCATCAAAAATGAGAAAAAACCTGCAATATTTAGGAAGGGGCGGGGGGTCTTCTGTTACATTTTGACTCCCGCAGGGAAAAGAGTGGCTGTTTATGAATTAGAGCCATTAACCTAAACTAAACAGAAGGAGGGGAGATATGATTTGTCCTGTATGTAATCTCAATTATCCTGATAGGCAGTGTCCTAGATGTGGCTGGAAGCCAGGGCACTGTCCTAACTGTGGTTTTGTTCTCATTAATGATGAGTGTTTTAGGTGCGGATTTAAACTCCTAAAAATTGAAAACGTTTTCACTCAAAAGGAGGGGAAAATGCTTAATTTAAGGCTAATTAACGAAGAAGGTAAAGAAAAAGAAATAACCGCATTAGATTTTGAACATTTAGCAGAGAAGGTTTTTGATTTCTATTACAACGGTCAACCTAATTTCATCACTCCGCACATTTTAGAATACAGCCATAAACGGAATGGAAATAGATTTCTGTTCGTAGAATTAAGTAAGGGAGAAGGGATTTATCATGAGCGGATATATGGAGTTACAGTTTTGGAAGGCAGACTAAAAGGGAACAAACTGTATCTGAAGCGGAGAATAGACAAAATGAAGTGTTTTAAGAATATCAATGAAGCCAAGACCTACATCAGAAGTTTATAAAGGAGGGGGAGATGAGACCAATAAAGCGAAGGTATTATAAAGTGATTATTGAGGAGTATTGTTGTAGGTGTCCACGAGAGGTCAATAAGATGGTTTTAAGCAATGTAATCGCAGAGACTTTTGAAGACATGGAAGGGGTAGAATGGTTTTTGGAGGAGCGATACGGTAAGATTCCAAGAATAAAGAAACATAACCTTCTCTATGATGATGAGGAAAGGGAAGTTGGTTTTACTTATTCCTTCTGGAATAGGGATATTAGAGACTTCTCTACGAGATGGTGGCAAGTGGACTTCATTTTTATCTTTAAAGTGATAGAGGAAAGAGATCCTGTTCATAGGTTTTTACACAGACAAAAGAAAGTGAATGCAAAAGTTGCATGATTTGTTAAAATAAAAACAAAAAACCAAAAAAAGGAGGGGAGAGATGAAGCACTATTATTCAAATTACGAGCTTATAGAGATGTTCGTTGAGGGAAAAATCCCATCTGGAGAAGTAATTTATAGTTACAATGGAAATCTTACAGCGATGGACAAGATTATTTGGACCTATAACTCTCCATTGGGAATAAAGAAAAACGGATTTATCTTAGTGAACGGTGATAATTACTCTTTTACTTCAAATAGGCATAGAAACATGTTGCTAGAATGCACTAACACTAGAGGAACAGGGGTAGCGGTTTCATTTTCCGCTATTTCAAACCTTATAGAAGAGTTTGACTGGGACTTTACTAGGAACTGGGATTCTGACGATAAGATTCCTGTATTACCGTTTAAAGCAAAGAGTGCATGGTTTGATTGGGTTGAGGTTATTGACTTTATACCTGATAAGCATGAATATCATGATTTTAAGTATGAGTGGAAAGCTGAAGAAAAAATGAAGGGGTATCCTGAAGATGTAAAAGTTTGTTTAGAGAGATTGAGGAAGAATTACACAGCGACGGGAGTGAGTAAATCTAGGTGGAATGGTAAACTTATCTTTACTGTTTGGGGACACACAGCGGCGACAGTTCTCCTACGGATCAGAGGTCTGAATATCTTAGCTGGATTTGATGAAAGAAGTTATTACTGTTCTTTATTACCAAGTGGGGCTTGCACTGTAAAAGAAGCATTTGAGATATTAAAACCTGAACCTGTAAAAAGAGCGGAAGCTGAAGGTAAGCAAGTTTTAAGACAAGGGGAATGGTTTTTTGTTAAAGTTGCGGACGATCCCAAAGAGATCGGGTTAAGAAATAAAGACTTTAAAAAGAGCTGGTTGCCATGCAGGAAGGGCGGAAGTCGGCACTGGTGCAGACTTCTCTATAAAGATGAGAAAATTTATGCTACTGGATTAGTAAGGCACGAAGGTAGGGAACACAGGGCTTTGAAGCTGGACGGCATTTACCAAGCATATTACAATACGGCAATAATGAGTGTGAGTGCCGACTCCAGAGTTGACTAACTCCAAACTCCATATTCCACAAAATAAGCCAATAACACCGCACCTTTTCGGTGCGGTGAATGTTCAAGTTGACAAGAAATTTAAAATAGAAGCAAAAAAAGGAGGGTTTGCTATGTTAAAGATTAAGTTTAAAAAAGTTTATATCTATGAGCCTGAATTGGGGAAAAAATATTGCTGCAGGTTATACGTGTATTTACCAGCCTGCAATAATTGCTTACTAAAAAAAGAACTATTAAGCGAAACCCAATTGTTGGGATCCGTTCTGCATGAAAATTGGGGAACTTTCATAGACGAAAATGGCGAATACTGGCGACGAAAACATATCGTCTTGTTCGCAAAACATGGGTGGCAAGACCTACAACAACAGGTCAACGATGAAATAAAACATATCATTAACCAGCTGAAAGAAATAGTAAACTTCAATAAGGAACAGGAACAAAAGAAACCTAGCGACGAGTCCCTTATAGTTGAAATATAATAAACCGTTGAAAACATTTTTAATCGGGCTACCACAACGGTAGCCCTAGACCTTACCTATAATTAAACCAAAAAAGGGGGTTGAAAATGTTAAAGGTTAAAGTCAAAAAAAGTTACATTTATGATCCGACTCACAAAAGACCTTTTATTGGAATGTTAGAAGTATCCCTTCCAGCAGAAAAATGTTATATTAAAGAGCCTCTCAGGAAGTATAAGGTTTATCTGTTTGACGAAGAATTACTTGAAAGCTGGGGTTGTTATACAGAAGATAAAGACGGTAAATGGAGATCCAGAACATATATCACCTACAAGTCTTCATGGGAAGAAGCAAAAGAAGATCTAAATAAAAAGACAGAAGAAGTGATAAACACCTTGCGTCAAATTTATAGAGAATATAAACAAAATGTCGAATCCGCTCCTAATGAAGAAGAAAACATCTATATCATAGAATAAATCATTGAAAACATTTTCAACGGGCGGGCTTTTTGCCCGCCCTTTTTTTTGCTCTCACTCTATAGACCTACGACCTAGCACAGCCTATATAGACTAATACTCCATTATAAATCTCTTAAAGAGATTTATAATGGGTATATGTCTATAAGGTCGTCAGCCTGTATAGACTTATATCCCATATAAAATATCTTAAAGATATTTTATATGGGTATTAGTCTATCAGGTCGGATATATACAGCTAGCACTATAGACGAGCACTCCACCCTTATATGTCTATATGCTATTATTAATTCTTTAAAGAATTAATAATAGCTATAAGACATATTAGGGCGGGCTGGAGTGAATGTCCAGGTTGACAGGTTTGATATACTGGAAGCAAAAAAACAAAACAAAGGGGGTCGCTTATGGAACTCATTATTAAAAGCATTGAAAAAATGTTCTTAAAGAGCGGGGAAAAATCTAGTAATGTGGACAAAGGAAAATTGATTGTAGATAGGGACAAATTGATTTATAAAAACGGTAAAGAGATTGAAGTAGAGCTGGAGCGGGTAGAAAAAGAAAAAAGTTATTCGTTATTATACGCAAGACTTGAATTAGAGGGCGGGATTGTTGCTCAATTAAATGTGTATGAATTGAAAAGAAAAGAAAAGAAAAATCAACGAAAAAAATCCAGTAGCTTGATTTAAAGTTGCAAGGGGCGGACAAAATGTCCGCTCCTTTTTTTTGCCCAAATAACCCCACCCCTATCGGACACAGGGGGGTTTATATAGGGGACGGGGCGGGGCTTTTTGTGAACCTCTCACAAAAATCCCGAATTTCAGAAAATCCCAAATTCTAGAAAATCCTAAACTTTTAAAAATTCTAAATTTTAACTTTCTCACAAAAATCTTAAATTTCAGATGAACTTCTCACAAAAATCCTAAATTTCAGAAAATCTTAAATTTCACAAAAATCCTAAATTTTGTAAAAATCTTAAATCTTGAATTTTGTAAAAATCCTGAATTTTAGAAAACCTTAAAATTGAAAAATCCCGAATTTCAGAAAATCTTGAATTTTGTAAAATTCTGAATTTAGGAAATCCTGAATTCTTCTATAAGGAATTTTAAGAGTTTTTATATAGGGAGAGTTTTTGGGTAGGGAAGCCCGCAGGTGGGCGGGCTGGAGTGAAAACGTTTTCAATCCGTCCCTGCCAGTGAAAACGTTTTCAATTTAAACAGTTACATAAGACGCACCATAGTAAATTTTGTCGTCTCTATTAATCTTAATTACCCGCACATCGTTTTTTATCCCGTCCAGCATCCGCTCTAAACAATGATGAATAAAAAATCCGTCCCGATCATCATACCCATCAGGCAACTCATATAACAAAATTACATCATATAACTTGTCCACAGACTCAACACATTTCCTTGCCTGCACAAAATATTCCGCAAGAAAAGGATACTTCGCTACCTGTAAAAGAATATAGGAGAAAACATCAAATATCGTCCTGTCCGCTACAAAACTGGGCATCGTCCTTACACAAAATAAATAAGATAAAAGAATCGCTGACTCAAACCTTGCCCACGAAACTAAATCCTCCTTCGCTGGATTCCTCCAGTTAAAATGAGTTAATTTCAATAAATCCCTCGCAAACTCTGGAATCAATGGTAAATCAGAAATTCTGCTTAACTTTGTAGCAAGCGTGGTCTTCCCTACTCCATGTGCTCCAGAAATACCAATTCTTTTATACTCACTTAAATCTAAAACCTGCATATTACCCTCCTTTTCAGTGAAAACGTTTTCAATGTTTGAGTTTGAATCTCGGCACAAGTTTGCCATTATAAAATACAACTTCTTCCCACATAGAAAGCGGTCTCGCCCACACAACATCAGGACTCCTTATATCATGATAAATTACCATATCTTCCTTCGTCTCCGTATGCTTCGCAATACACAAAACTTTATACAAACCTCCTTTAAAATGCTTATAAATCCTCCCAACTTTTACCATCCTTTCCCTCCTTTAAATCCCAGTCTGCCCAATCCCTCCTCTATTCTCATTTAACAACCTTTCAACTTCAATAAACTCAATCTTCTCCATATTCTTTATTATTCGGAATTGACAGAGTCGGGCATATAAAGGAACAAAAGTCCCTCTGGTCGCATAAGCAAGAAAATGCCAAATATCATCATCTCCACAATAAGAATTATCAATAACCGCAGGAGGATTCGTCTGCTGTAAACCATATCTTCCAAATGTAGAAGACCTTGCCACAATCCATGCTTCATGTCCTTGTGGTAATTCTATAGAAACTCCAAGCCCAAATTTTACATACTCTCCCCCACCAATAAACCAACCTTTCTGTTTCTCTCCATTAATTTCCCATTCAACAGGTTTCCGTTCTTTCTCATCTATAATCAATTTTGTCGCATACAAATCAATCCAGTCTCCTTTCTCTATAACTTTCAATCTGGGCATTGAAGGATCATGATATTTAACTTTTATCTTCATCGGATAGCCTCCTTTACAACCAGAGACTCTAAAATGTTCTCTACTATCAAATAAAGCCTGTAATTATCTTTCAAAACCACATCGCTTACTTTCATTCCCATGATTTCTTCAATAGGGAATCCGACCATATCCATGATTCCATGTGCCGTGTCCACAATCACAGTAGAATTGATAAAAACCAGCTTATTTTTATTTTCTTCATATTCTCCATTCTTCGCATCAAGCAAAATCCTGATCGCATCGTCTATTCTTTCTTTATACGCTTCACTTCTCCTGCTCAAACTCTCCTTCGCTACATTTAAATTTGCAGAAAGCATATTCTTCTTTTCCATATAGTCTAAACATTCCTTTACTGTCATAATTCCCCCCGCAAAGTTTTGACTAATACTCTAGTTAAATTATTGATTCCGTAATAATATGCTCCGTTCCTATCCCGATACCATACAGTCCGCACAAGACTTTCTCTAATGTCAATATGCCACCCTGGATTGTTCCAGAATGGATAAAACCCAATTGCTCCTATTTTTCTAAATTGGGACAATAAACAAAATTGCTCTAAATAGGAAAATCTATCTGGACTCACTTTCCAATGAAAATCCACTGCCATTCCTTTATAATGGAGTGATTTAGGAGAGTGCCCGCTGTCGTCCCACGCAACATGGATTATAATCGGAAACCCAGACGCTTCTCTTATTTCATCCATCAGAAATACAAGGGAAGGAATAACTTTGTCGGGATCTTTCCTGAATTCTTCTTTTTTAAAATGTTTTACTCTCTCCCACATAAAATCCTCCTTTAATTTAAAATGATGTTGTGCAAAGAAAAGCAAAACTCAACAATGCCACAGCAAGGGATTGGTAAACTTGGCACTGCCGTTGCCGCTCCTTACGAAACAATGCCTATGCTACTCTTTACGAAACAACACCTATCCTTACGAAACAGCACCTATGCTGCTCCTTACTGAACTATACCCTGGCGATTCCTTACAAAACAATGCCTCTGCGATTCCTTGCCATACTAAACCTACGCCGAACACAACGATACTGCACTTAACCCCTGCCTATACAACGCTACGCATTGTAGCACACCGCCCTTGCTATGATATTCAGTGCTTTGCCAATGCAAAACTTCTTGAAGCATTGCTCCGCCTTTGCTAAACCTGACTCTGCTAATCTCTGCCTCTGCTATACCTAGCCACTCCTTACTACTCATCACCACTGCTGGACAACTCATTACTTTCCGTCGCTTCACCGTTGCGAAACTAGGTATTACTTCGCCATTGCAAATCAGCACTCTACTTGACCATGCCTTTCCATTGCGTCCCACAACCCAACCATACAGAGCAATACCATAGCTTAACGGCACAGCACTAAACCATCGCCCGACTGGGCAACGCCTCTGCTCTGCAAAAATATACTATACGATGCCATTACTACTTAACTCTTTCCCAAGTAAATCTTCCATACCCACCATTTCTCCATTGCCCTAGTCCCTTCAGTTTTCCATAATCCAGCAATGTTTCTATTACTTTCCAATTCAATTCTTTATGTGGAAGAAGGGCTATTTCTATTTCAAATTCAACAGGATCAATAAAATCGGAACTGATTAATGAAACTCTAGGACCTTGTGGAGTGTTGGCACGCAGAGACCGCTCTAATCTTCCATCAGGCTTCTCTTTCAACCAGATATATCGTGGAAAAACAAACACATAATTGTCAATCTTGCTCCGCAAGTTCTTTATTTTCAGTATATCTTTCAACACATTCCCAGCTTCTTTCAGGAAACCTTTGATATGATAATCCATTAAATAAACTCCATCAGCGTCAGTGTAGAAACCAGTTTCTCCCTGCCCTTCAGGAGCTAATTTCTGTTCTATCTGCATCTGCATTTCTTGCTCATCTAACTGCTCTGGATCAGCATCCATTAAATCTTCTTCCTTTCCATAATACTTTGCCTGAACATATCTTGTGAAAACTTTTAAATCTTTAGGGATACTGCCCAGCAATTTCTCAATCAAAATGATTTTATACTTTCTCTTATCCATCTCTATACCCATCACGCCCTCCTTTAAAAATATTTTTCTATCAAATCCAAATCTTTTAAAGCCTCATCCATATAACTTTCAGCATTGATTTCTGGATCAAAGTAGAGATAAATATTGAACAGATGCTCAAGAATTTTGCCGAAATAGGCAAACTCAAACCTGTTCCTGACCGACGACCAGATGTCATCTCCTAATGCCAGCAGAAAATTCAAATAATACCTGACATCAAACTCTTTCTTACTTTTCTTCACATCTTCAAAAAATTCTTCTGCCTTCTTGCTAGTAATCGCAAGCTCTTTTCCTAAATCTCCCTTGAATGTAGCATAGAGATACTCCCGAAGTCTATCTCTCCTTCTCTTGATTGCATTTAACCATGCCCAAACTTTAATAGGGAGATGCTTCTGCCTGAACATTTCAATGAAGGCTTCATCAGATAGGCAGGCAAGATAGAAGAATTTACGCTGATCTTTGCGTGCCATCTCCTTCCCCTTATTGAAAACATTTTCACTACAACTTTTTCTTCTTATACTTCCTTGCCATGTTCACTTTTCTCAATCTAACACTCTTTGGCTCTTTATAATGCTTGGACAACTTCTTCCTGCCCTTCGCAGTCAAATCCAGCGTCCCTTTTTTCAAATATCCCAACTTTTGCCAATGTCCAACAATAATCCTATACGCTTCCTCTCTTGGAATCTTTTTCTCTCTCATTAAAGCTGCGACAGCATGCTCTACTGGTTCTGGAACTTTCTTTCCCATCCCTTCACCCCTTTTTGTTAATGTTTACTTTAATTACTAATTTTAAAAATGTCAATACTAAAATTTTAATTTTTTATTTTCTCTTACTCAATTTTCTCAAAGTAAGAGCAAGTCTTGCTTTTCTCGCAACCCTTCCACTTCCTTTTGCTTTCTTTCTCAACCATGAAACTTTGATTGTTCCATCAGGATTCAATGCTCCTTCTCTCTTTGCAATTGCCCGCAGAGACCCTGGTCTCTTAATTGCCTTCTGAATCCATTTGTTATCTTTCTTCTTTGCCATTTTTCTCTCCTTTTTCTGATCTTCCGAAATTATTTCCAATTTTCCAAAAATATCTCCGATTTTTAAAAATTATTCCCAATCCTATCAAAATATTCCCAAATCTCCAAAATTCTAAAATTTTCTCCTTTTTTCTGATTTATTTACCAAAATCCCTGATTATTTTCAATCTCCAAGTATTGAGCAGGGAATCAAAAATTTTGACATTAACAAAAAGTTTACATAATTCTCCGTCGGCGTGCTAGGTCGTATTAGTGTATTGATAAAGACGGGAAAATTTGTTTTTGTTTTCAAAAAGTTGTAGAGAATCCCTACTAGAAAATTCCAATTAGAGTCAAAAAATTAATTTTTGCAAAAAGTTTTTCAATTTTTCTCAAAATTTCTCAAAATTTCTTCACAAAGCTCAATGTCAGTTCAGATAGCCTTAAGCCTTAAGCCTTAAGCAGACCAAAATAAACCACGAGTTCTGGAAAGAAAAGAAAAGTGCATCTCTAAATAAAATATTAAAATATTTTATTCAGAGACTTATAGTAAAATATAGACATTTACATGTCTTATATTTTACTAAAGGCAAAAGAAAAGAAAGATAAACAACTAAATAAAACTAAAAATAAAAAAATATATAAATAGCCCTAGCACTATACCCTTAAGCCATTTTTTATTTTACTTTCAATTTTTGTAGGGAGACACTTGATTTCTCCTATAAACCATTGAAAAATAAAGTTTCGCTGGAAATTTTTGATTTTGTCAGTTTAAATTTGAAATGTTGGTAAGGCAGAGAAAGCAACGCTTCCTGTTGTTTGATTTTGTCAAAAATGAAATTTCTCTATTTTTTATTGAAGTTGTTATTGACAAAATGATTTTTGTGTATTATTGTTAAGGAAAAAGGAGGTGGGCATGGAAGAAAAATTGCGGAATAAGTTGATTGACTGGTATTACAAAGAAGGGCTTTCTCCTGGAGAGATTGCGGACAAGATTGGGAGGAGCAGGTCTGCGGTTTATTTTTTGCTTCGCAAGTATGGTCTTCCATTGAGAGGAGATGAGAAGGGAAGGAAATTGTTATCTCCTGCCTGTCCGAAGTGTGGCTCTCATGAAGCGATTACGCTAGTGTCTGCGAATGGAGGGAGTGAAATTATCCGCTACCGAATTTGTAGAAAGTGCAAGTATAAGTTCAGAACAAAGGAGGTGATAATTGGAAGGGCAGATAGCGATAGTGGAGACATGGTCTCCAGCAAACAGGACTCTTGATATTACAGTGATAGCAGAGACTTTAGATGAGATTGTAGATAAAATTGGTTTAGTCAAGCATGGAGATGCGAGGATAATAACTTATGATCCCATCCCTTTACACCCCTTATTGGTGCAGTATGTAAAATTGCCTAAAAACGAAATAGAAGGAGGTTTGAGCGTTTTACAGCCATTAGAAGAATCTTACATTGCGATGGATTTTTGGACTGATGTTTATTACAGGCTTCTATTGGAAAAAAAGATTGATAAATCTGTGCCTGAGTTTGTGTATGGGAACATTGTATTGAATTCTTGCAAGAAGTTTGATCCGAATGTTATAATAAGAGTGTTGGAAAGGAATTTCTTGGCATGGAAGACGAAGGTGAAGGTTTTTCGTTATACTGGAAATCCAGCGGATTGAAAACGTTTTCACTAGAGGAGGGCGATGGAGAGTTTCTCTATAAACGAAGTTCCTTATAACTTCAATGATGTTCCTACCATTAAGAAGTTTTATCTTTCAAACAAGAAAATCAGGGCTATTGTAGGACCGTATGGTTGTTTTCCAGAATATTGTGAGTATTTGAGTTTTTCTGATGGAGAATATCGCTGGAAGAAGATCAAGGATTATCAAGAAGGGGAAAAGATTGCGGTTTATGATTTTGAGACAAAGGAGCTTCGGTTTGAGAAGCCTTTGGCTTATGTAAAGCTCCCTATGAATGATCTCTGGATTCATATTCGTGGCAGTAGATTTTTTGAAGCGATAGTTTCTCCTGAACATGTCTTTCCCTATATTGTGTCTCATTCTGGGAAATATGGAGTGAAGTCCATTACTGAATTGATTAAGTGGGGGATTACGAATGCAAGGGTGGTTAATACTTTTCGCATTTGTGGGGAGACTTTTGGTTTAGATGAGTGGTTGGTCAGGTTTATAGCGATGCTTTCTGCTGATGGGCATAAGTGTTCTGATACCAGATGGCAGGTTTCTTTGAGGAGACGGAGGAAGATTGAGAGGTTGGAGTTTTTGTGCAGGAAGGTAGGAGTTCCTTATTCTCGTAAAGTTTATGATTCCCGTCCTACTGAAAATGTTTTCATTTTAGATTTATCTTCTCATCCGCAACTTGCGGGGTTGACCAAGAAGTTTCCGAATTATTTTTACAATTTATCTTCTGATTTACTTGATGTTTTAGTGGATGAGATTTTGTATTGGGACGGCTCATTTTACAATGGGAATGATAGGAGATATTTTACGACCATTAAGGAGAATGCTGAATTTATCCAGTATGCTTCTCATGCAACGGGCAGGCGTGCTTCCGTTCTTAAAGTTTCGTATCCGAAAGATAATTGGAAGGATTGTTATATTGTTCATATTTCTGGGAAGGGGGTAAAGAAGACCTGTTTTATTGACAAGGATGCTCCTAAAGATAGGTCAATAAGGTATATTTCTCCGAAGGAAGGTGAATTTAAGTATTGTTTTACCACTTCAACAGGGTTTTTTCTTGTTAGGTTTAATGGAGCTGTTTATATTTCTGGGAATTCGGGCAAGTCATCTGGTTGTGTTATTACTATGCTTCGTCATACTTGTGAGCAGATGCCAGATCCGCATGGGATAAGGAGAACTAGATGGGTTGTTGTTAGAAATTGTTATTCTGATGATACAGAGATTCTGACAGAGAAGCGGGGCTGGGTATTGTTTAAAGATTTACTTCCTGATGATAAGGTGGCTCAATATAATCCTGCGACTGATAGATTGGAATTTGTAAAGCCGACTTATTATTATCGCTCCTATTATAGTGGAGATATGATTTGGGTTCATTCCAGTAGAAAGGAGCTTGATCTTCTTGTTACTCCAGATCATAGGCTTTATGTTGCTGATTATAAAGATGGAAAGTGTGGGTCTTTTGATTTTAAAATGGCAAAGTTTTGTTATGGGAAGAAAGTTGCTTTTATTGGTTCTGATGGAGAGTTGATAGTTGCAGATGAATCTGATTGGGATATGGTAGCTTATAGTGGAATGGTTTATTGTGTAGAAGTTCCTACTCATATCATTTTGGTTTGCAGGAATGGAAAACCAGTTCTTTGTTCCCAGACTTACAGACAGCTGAAGGACACAACCAAAAAGACAATAGACTACTGGTTGCGGTTTGCAGAATGGAGAGAATCAGAGTTTAAGTATATTCTCAAGTTCAGGTTGCAGGATAATACGATAGTGGAGTCTGAATGGCTTTTGAGAGCGTTGGACAGACCAGAGCATATTGCGAATTTACTTTCTTTAGAGATAACGGGTGCGTGGTTGAATGAAGCAAGGGAGATTCCGAAGGAGATTTTTGATGCGATAGAAGGAAGATTGCGTTATCCTCCTACAATAAGAGACAGAGATGGGAAAGTTTTATATGGTCCTACTTGGTTAGGGATTTTGTTAGACACGAACCCTCCTGATGAAGATCATTGGTTTTACAAGTATTTTGAAGAAAATAGACCAGAGAAAGCGGAGATTTTTCATCAGCCATCTGGTTTATCTCCTGAAGCGGAGAATATCAGGAATCTTCCTCCGAATTATTATCAGGATCTTTGTGTTGGCAAGGATCAGGATTGGATAGATGTTTATGTGCATGGGAAATATGGTTCTGTAAGGTCGGGCAAGCCTGTATTTTCTCTCTACAATGATGAGATTCATTGTGCGAAAGAGCCGTTAGCTCCATTGATGGGATTTCCGTTGATAATTGGAATGGATTTTGGTTTAACTCCTGCTGCTGTGATTTTACAGAAGCCTCCACGCAGGTTATTTGTTCTTGATGAAGTTGTAGCTGAAGAACCGATTGATGTAATTGAGTTTATTCGTTATATGCTTCTTCCTTTTATGGAGGAGAAGGAATTTTATCGGGGCAAGAATTTCATAATTGTGGGAGATCCAGCAGGTAAGGCAAGGTCGCAGGTTGATGGAAGGAGTGTATTTGAAGCGATAAATCAGTTAGGGTTGCGTGCTTATCCTGCCTATACGAACTCTTTACAAATCAGGTTAAATGCGGTAAATCAATATTTAACAAGATTGGATACTTTTGCTGGGGAGATGAAGCCAGCGTTTTTATTATCTCCTACTTGCAGGATGCTGAGGCAAGCCTTGAAAGGGAAGTATAGGATGAAAAGGGTAGCGACTGGGACAGATATGTATTCTGATGTTCCTGTGAAGGACAAGTGGTCGCATGTTGCGGATGCGTTGCAATATGGAGCTTTAGGGTATAGGAAGCCGACTTTTAATGAAGAATTTGATGAGTTTTCTAACATAGAAGGGCGGGGAGGACCAACGCATTTAGGAACAGGTATTTATTAAGGAGTGAATGATGTTGGAGTTTATACCAGTTTCAGCTCTCCCGCAATCAGAGACAGGTGAGCCTGTTGAAGAAATGCAGGAATTGAAAGTAGATTCTCCTATAACGCAACAGAATTTAGCTGCTTATGTTTTATCAAAGTTTGAAGAAGCAAAAAGGGCGAAGCAACCAATTGAAGAAAGGTTAGTTGATTGTTTGGAGCGGTATCAATCAAAGTATTCACAACAGAAGTTAGCTGAATTAAGGGAGATAAATGCTCCTGAAGTTTATATTCCATTGACTTCAATTAAGTGCAGGGCTTTGACTGCATGGCTTGTGGATATTTTATTTAGCACTGATGAATTGCCTTATGATATTTCTCCTACTCCTATTCCCGAACTTCCGCTTGAAGTTCAGAATGTAATTTGGGAGAGGGTGAAGGATGCGGTTGCTCCTATTGTAGAGCATATTCCTTTTGATGAATTGCGTTCTTTAGTTATGGATGCGAAGACTTTAGCTGAAAGGGAATTGAAGAAGCAGATAGAGAAATATTCTGTGAAACTTGCGGAAGGGTTTAAGAAAAGATTAGATGATGTTTTGATTGAAGGTGGGTTTCATGAAGCCTTATCCAAATTTTGTGTTGATATTGCGATTTATCCCACTGCGATAATCAAAGGTGGGGTGTTGAAGAAAGAGAAAGGGTATGTCAGGACTGCGTATGGGTTAGAACCGCAGGACAAAGAAGTTTATGTTTTCAAGACAGTTTCTCCTTTCAATATTTATCCATCTCCTTATTCAGTGAATTTTGATGATTATGTGATTGAAGTTTTACAGCTTCTTCCGCAGGATTTGTATGATTTAAAAGACCTTCCTGGGTATAATTCTGATGTAATAGAAGATGTTTTGAACAGGTATGAGTCTGGGTATAGGTTTCATCATTTAAATTATAAGTGGGATGTGGATAGTTTGGAAGGTAATGAAGGGGCAGTGGAAGCTGATTATCCCTATATTGATGTTTTAGAATTTTGGGGATCTGTTAGAGGCAAGCTACTTCAGGACTATGGAATAAATGTGAAAGATCCAGATCGTTATTATGAAGCGACGGTTTGGGTTATAGAGAATCATGTTTTGAAAGCTGTTTTGAATGAAGATCCGTTAGGAATGAAGCCTTATGCGAAGGCTTCGTTTATCAATGTTCCTTATTCTTTTTGGGGCATTGCCTTACCTGAAGTTCTTGCTCCGATTCAGGATTCTATAAATGCGATGGCTAGGGCTATTGTAGTGAATGCGGTTCTTTCTTCAGGACCAATTGTTGAAAGGAATATAGATAGGATTTCTCATTCTGATCCAAAGGTATTGATGCCCTGGCATATATATGATGTGCATGAATCTGCGATGAACAATGCTCCTGCTTACAGATTTAATTATCCGCAATTGACTGCGGACAGGTTAATAAACACAATGATGTTTTATATCAAGTTAGCGGATGATACTTGTGGGATTCCAAGTTATACTCATGGGAGTTTGATGCCGACTGGTTCTGTTGGTCGCACTGCGACTGGGTTATCAATGTTTATTAACAATGCGACCAGAGGAATCAAGGCAGTTCTTCGCAATATTGATACTGGGATAATTGAGCCGATAATCAAGCGGATGTATTATACTTTAGTAACCAAGTCTAGGTTGACTGATATTCCTGATTTAAAGATAAGGACGAAGGGAACTATTGCTCTTGCTGAAAGGGAGATGGAAGCCAACAGGGCGTTGGAGCTTCTCCGAATTATATCCAATCCATTAGATCAGCAGTTAACTGGGCTTGAGGGTCGCAAGTATCTTCTCACTTCCATTGCCAAGTCAATTGGTATTGATCCAGACAAGGTATTTGCTCCTACTGATGAGATACAGGAGTTATTGCGTCCTATTATTGAGCAGACGCAGGCACAAATGGCACAAACCAAGAGTCCTTTGAATTCTGTGCAGAATGAAGCTGTGCAGAAAGGGTTAGATGTATCTCAATTTGTGGAGGAGAATGGATGATTGATTTGAAGCAATTAAGGAAAGTTATTCGTTCCAATCCTGCTCTTTATCAGAATTTAAGAGAGTATTTTCAGTCCAGATTGCGGGAGAATTTTTTAAAGATGGTATCCTGTGAGGATACCACGAGGCTTCATTTTCTTCGTGGTGTAGCTTTTAGTAATCTTCAGGTTATAAATGATCTTTTTGAAGATAAAGAGGAGAAACAGACAGGAGTGAAGTTATGATATGGGATTCACTCAATTTTGGTGTTTCTCTTTTAACAACTATTACAGGTATAGCAATTGTATGGGGGAAGATGGTGGAGAGGGTAAAGAGGATTGAGGATGATGTATTAGGGTTGAAGAAGGTTTTGGGGAGGACAGGGAACGGCTCATCGCTCTATATTACTTCCAGAGAGCATGAGAAGGATATAAATGTTTTAAGGGAAGACATACAGGAAATAAAGGATATGGTGAGACAATTGCAATTGGATTTACAGGAGCATGCAAGGCAGAATACTGAAGAATTACAGGCAATTCAGGCAACGATAGGCAAGATGCAGTATTATTTAGATACGCACAAGTGAAAACATTTTCAATCAAAGGAGGGTTCTGGTGCTGGTAAAAGTTCCCTTTAATCAAATTCAGGTAAACATGGTAGCGTTTGAGGGTGCGGAGGTTATTTTTCCTTATGGAGATAAATGGTTCAGAATGAAGTGGGACGATGTTCCTACGAGGTTCAAGCAACTGTATGTTCTCAAGTTAAGGCTAGGAGGGGTCAGAGTTCCTGATGCTTTACAACAGCATTTTGTTGATAACATAGATGTGGTTGATTTAAGTATAGAATTGGATTTAGACAAAGCTGAAGAAATAGATGAGAGTTATCCTGTGAGGTAGAGATAAATGCCAATTTCCTATGACAGTTCAACCAATACAATATCAGTGGTTGGCGGAAGCGAAGCAAGTCCCTATTCTTTTGAAGATATTTATCAAGCGGATCAGAATAATGGTTGGGGTGTTGTAAGCAAGCCTACTGGTGATAGTTATGTTATTGGGTCTAAGTTAGTTATTGGAGATGGTTCAACATGGACTTATTTTGCAGATAAGGAAAAGCTGGTTATATTCACGCCTACTTTAGATTATCATGAGGCAATAATTTTAATAAAGAGGCATGCTTATTTTTGGATTGGAGAAGGAGATGAAGATACTCGGACTGGGCATAAAGGGTGTGTATTTGATGTTAGGGAAGCAGTATTTAACAGCTGGGCTTTTGTAATTTATAATGAGTCTGAAGGAGATATAAGATTATATGGAGTAACGATATTTAACAAGAGGTTTGAAGGCTATAGGCACAATTTATGGCTTAGAGGTTCTGTTAATAGAGTATGGAGTTGTCAAGTGAAGGGAGGGGGTTCGGGGATATATCCGACTGAGAATTTAGATATAAATGAATTTTTGGTTCAAGATTGTGGTCAAGGGTGGATTTATGGTTATAATCCTGTATATCCGATTACCAAGATAAATGTTGAGTATAATAATACTGGAGTTTATTTTTATGCTGATCAGGTGTATAATCTTAGGAATGCGAGGTTTATGAAGAATAATAGGACAATTCATACAAGTGATTTGAGAGCTTCGGCGAGGCTAACTGATTGTGAAGCGGATGATTGGAGTATAGACTGGGCAGGAAGTCCAGATTTAGATAAAGCTAAAGTAGAAAGGGCTTATACTTTTAGTGTTAAGATTACGGACAGGAGTGGTAATCCTATTCAAAATGCTTTAGTAGAGTTATATGACAGAGATGGTAATTTAGTGTTTGCAGAGTTGACTAATGTAGATGGGGAGATTTCTGAACATTCAATAGTTTCTATAACCTATACTCCGACTGAGACTATTGATAATAATCCTTATACGGTTAAGATAACCAAAGATGGTTATACTTCTTTGGAAGCTCAAATAACAATAGATAGACCAATGAAAAATCTTATCTGGCAGTTAGATGCTCTTGATTATACTTTAGATGAGATTATGCAGGAGCTTCAGAGTCATCGTGATGCGGTAGAACCAAAGATAGATGTTTCTATATCTTCCCGCAGTTCTCACACTCCTGCCGATGTCTGGACTTATCCTACAAGAGAGCTAACTAACCCAGACAATTACAAAGCTGATATAAGCGACCTAGCTAGAGAAAGCACTGTTCAGGCTATAAAGTCTCAAACGGATAAATTACAATTTAATACGGATAGTGATGTGAAGGCGACGCTTGATGGAGAGAGAGTAAGGCTGACTTCGGATATTGAATTATTGTTAAATATCATTTTAGGTCTTGTTCAGCATAATTACAGGTTGTTTAATACGACTTATACAGAGATAAAGGGAATGAAGAAGCTGACTTCTGCTACTGTTAAAGTTTATTCTTCAAGGGAAGATTGTGAGAATGATGTGAATCCTTTGAAGGTTTATGATTTACAGATAAGTTATGATGAAGATGGTTGTGTAGTTGATTATAGGAGTGTGGAGTCCTGATGTTATTTTTGGGCAAGATTATATTTGGTGGAGAAGTTTTTTATACAGGAAATTACACATTGCCTTTGCAATTGAAAGTGAAGAAAAGCGAATTTAAGTTAGTTGTTAGGAAGAAAGGGATAGTTGTGAAGTTGACTATTCCCAATTATAATATTTTGATAGACAAAAAGTGAAAACGTTTTCAATTTTTTGGAGGGAGATATGGCTGGCATTCCTGATTTTTACAGGGGGGACACGCAGATATATGAGCTTACCATTACTGATGAGAATGGTAATCCTGTGGACATAACTGGTGCTACTGTTTGGTTTACTTTAAAGACGGATAAGAGTTTGCCTGATAATGAAGCAGTGATTCAGAAGGTAGTAACCGACCATGTTGACCCTGCGAATGGGAAGACGAAGGTAGTTTTGACTGCTGATGAGACAGCGAATTTAGTTCCCAATACTTATTATTTTTATGATTTTCAGATTAAGTTTCAGAATGGGGATGTATTTACGCTTATTGCGGACAAGGTAAAGATTTTAGAAGATGTAACCAAGTCATCGTAGGGCAGGGCGATGGCGATAATCAAGTTAAATGTCTCTATAAAGAAGCCAGTAATAAATTGTTCTATTCAGAAGAAGGAAATTAAGTGCACTTTTAGGGAAGTGCTTTTTACTTATAATGAGGATTATGAAGTTGATTTTTTAGCGAATCATTTAGAAGGTGCGGGCAACATAAAGATAACCGAAGATGAGCAGAATAAGAAAGTTATTATAGATGATACACATGATCATGATTCGCAGTATTTAAAGAAGGATGAGAAGGCTGTGGATTCGTTCAAGCTGGACGGCAAGGATTCTTCCTATTACACTACTGCCCAGAATATAACTTATGATAATTCCACATCGGGGCTTTCTTCTACAAATGTCCAAGATGCAATAGATGAATTAGATGATGCGTTGGACAATTTATCTACTGATGCAAAGGATATAAATTATGATAATTCTACATCAGGCTTATCTGCTACCAATGTTCAGGATGCTTTAGATGAGATAGACAATAATGTAGATTCGTTAGAGAGTGATGTAAGCAATTTGAATAATGAAGTGAGTGGTTTAAATAATGATGTAGGTAATTTAAGTAATGAAGTTAGCAATTTAAGCGATGAGTTTGATGCACATAAGGCAGATACCAATAATCCGCACAATGTAGTAGCGTCGCAGGTTTCCTACGACAATACCACTTCAGGTTTAAGTGCGGGCAATGTTCAATCTGCTATTGATGAAGTAGTTTCGGATTTAATTTCTCATATAAATGATCAGAATAATCCGCATAATGTAACAGCGTCCCAGATAGGGGGGCAGAATATTTTAAATGAGCTTTTGAATGTAGATGGTAGCGGGTCGGGTTTAGATGCTGACCTATTAGACGGTTTTCATGCGGATACCAATCCTGCTCCAAATACTATTATTCCTTTGAATAATGTAGGTATTTTGGATTTATCGGAGACTTCAGCTAAGATAAATGCTTATACTATCAGAAGGGTGGATTTGACTGATGCAGAAGAAGATTATTTTCTGGAGGTTGGGGAGGAAGCATATATAGAATTTACAAACACAACAGAAGTTCCTTTGCATATAGCTACAAGTAGTGGTTCTTATTATGAGCTTGATTTACTTCCCACTAATGAAGGTAGTCAAAGTGGGGGAGGAGTAGCTCCTATTTTTCTCAAACCTAACAACACAACCTATTCAAATGCTTTTAAGTTTGCTCAAATGTTCAGGAATAGAGATACACACAGTTCTTCTTATGAAACTTTTTCGGCTTTTAGAATTGGTTTTAATTGGGCACATATAAGATGTTATATATGGAACACGACGCAATATAAATCTATAATTAGTTTAAATAATCTGTATGGAGGTGATCCTGATTACCCTGGTTTAGTAATTGCAAGCACTAATTGGCGGAATACAACTACTCCCTGGACTTCTCTTGGGACAATAACTTTTCCACAACTATCGTCAGGAAAAATTCTTATAAGGAGAATTTTATAAGGTTGGTATTTGTAGCTTTACTTGACACATATAAAAAGTTTCGTTAATAAATAAAATAAAGGAGGTCAGATATGCCTGAAAATGCAGTAAGGAAGGATGAAGATCAGTTTACACAACAGCAAGATGCTCAACAGCAGGATAGTCAGCAGGATATTCCTGATGAAGGGATGCAGGGAGAACCGCAAGCTCCTGCTGTTGATTGGGAACATAAGTATAAAACCCTTCAAGGGAAGTATAATGCGGAGATAGGCAGGCTTCAGACTTCTCTGCGGGATCTTCAAGCGGAGAATGAAGCGTTGAAGACGGAGTTAAAGACTTTGAAAGAGATGATTGAAAAGAGGAATACGACTGAAGCGAATGAAGAAATGTTGCAGAATTTGAAGGAGACTTTTCCTGAAATATATGATGTTTTGAAGCAAATGAGTTCTAGGTTTGTAACCAGAGATGAGTTAGAGAGGATCAAGCAGGAAGTTGCTCAAGAGATTCAGCCTGTTATGAAGACCACATTTGAAGCTCAATTGACAGCTCTTGTTCCTGATTGGCAGGAGTTAAATTATGATCCAGATTTTATTAATTGGTTACAGCAGAAAGCTCCTTTTTCAACCAAGACTTTACATGAGTTGATGTTAGATGCTTATAATGCGGGCGACGCACAAGCGGTTGCCCAATTTTTTATAGAGTATAAGAATCAGAAGAAGCAGAAGTCCACTTTGCCCCCACAAAGCAATGTAAGTCCTGTGGGGAGACAAGTGGCGAGGACGACTACATCTCCCAGACTGATAAAGCGGGAGGAGATTGTGAAGTTTTATAGGGATTGTGCGTTAGGTAGATATACTCCTGAAGAAAAGGCAAAGAAGGAGGAGGAGATCAGGAAGGCTATTGAGGAGGGAAGGGTGATAGACTAACTCTAACAGGGAGGTGTGGTCATGCCAATACCAAGACTTCCGAATTATCCTGATTATAATGCAACCAAGAATATTCCTGTAATATTTGCGGGGAAAACTCTTGAGAAATTTTATGCTGCTTCTACTGTGGCTAATATAGCCACAACTGATTATGTGGGGGAGATTAAGAATCAAGGAGACACTGTTTGGATCAGGACTGTTCCATCTATTACTATCAAGCCATATAAGAAAGGGCAGAGGTTAGAGCTGGAATATCCAGAATCTACATATGTAGAGTTTACTGTTAATCGTGCTAAATATTACAATTTTGCTCTTGATGATATTGATATTAAGCAGTTTGATTTGAATATGATGGATAAATATGCTCAAGATGCCAGTCAGCAGTTAAAGATTGTGTATGATAGGGAAGTATTTGGGACTATTTATGTGGATGTAGATGAGAATAATCGTGGTCCTAATGCAGGAAAGCAGACTCATGCGTTTAATTTAGGAGAGACTGGTTCTCCGCTTGAAGTAACGAAAAATAATATAATTGATCTTATAGTAGATATGGGAACTGTTCTTGATGAGCAGGATAGGCCAAGAACTGATAGGTATATTGTTCTTCCTCCGAAGATTGCTGGTCTTATCAAGAAATCTGAATTGAAAGATGCATCTCTTACTGGAGATAGGCAGTCAGTATTGAGAAGTGGTCTTATAGGCAGGATAGATGATTTTGATATTTATATTTCTAATTTACTTCCTATTGTAGAAGATGGTGGGAGCAAGTGCACTTACATTTACTTTGGGCATAAATCTGCGTTAGTATTTGTAATGCAGTTAGTAAAGGAAGAAACCTATCGTCCACCTGATACTTTTGCGGAGGCAATGAAGGGGTTAGTTGTTTATGATTTTAAGGTATTACAGCCTGCAAGTTTAGGTGTTGCTTATGTTAAATTAGTATAAGGAGGTAAACAAATGGCAGTAATAGATGCATTAAACGGATATGAAGCAGGAGTCCCATTCAGGACTTCTGGGGCATTATTTGTATTAGAGAACACTATTGATTTTGATGCTTTAAATGTAGCCAGTGGAGATGTTATTCAAGCTCTTCCTGTTGGTGCGGGCATGAGAGTTTTATTAGTAGAGACTGAGATAGTAACTCCTTCTGATGCTGGCACTTCTGCTACTGCTACAATAGGAGATGGAGATGACGATGATGGTTTTGATGCTGATGTGGATTTAAAAGCGACAGCGGGCACAATTGTTTCTACTGGTTCTGGTGATGCTTATGCTGTATCTGGAAAGAGATATACTGAAGATGATACTATAGATATTATTCCTACTTGGAGTGGAGATGTTTCTGTAAAAGGTAAGGTGAAAATCAGGGCACTTGTTGCCAAGATGGGATAATCAAGAAGGGGGCGGTTGCCCCCTTTTTTAATTGAAAACGTTTTCACTAAAAGGAGGCAATGATGGCAAAGAAGAAAGATATAATAGAATTAGTAGATCAGAAGGCAGAGAAGGAAGAAGTGAAGGTAAAGAAGGAAGAACCTGAACATCCTCCTTATCTTAAGCATGTTCCTACTGGAAGGATTTATCCTTATCATCCGATTACAGCCCAGCGGGGGGATATGATTCCTTATTATAAGAAGGAGTAGTGAATGACCCGACTTGAAGTATTGGATCAGGTGCGGAAGTTTTTATCAGATGAGAAAGCTCCTTATTTATGGAGTGATGATGAATTAAATTTTTATTATGATTTAGCTGTAAAGGAGTTTTGTAAGCATACAAGGATTTTTCTGAAGACGGTAGAGTATAGCACGGAGGCTGGGAAGTTTCTCTATGATTTTCCTTCATCTTTAATTGATATTGATTTTGTTTCTGTGGAAGGTAGGGATTTAGACAAGATTCCTTATGAGTTTATTTCTTCTCATAAAGGGATTTTAGGAGAGGTTAGATGGTTTTGTTTGGATTATCGTCCTGATAAAGTTTTATTGCATTATGCTCCAGAGTCGGATGGGATGAAGGTAGAGATAACAGGACCAGCAATTCCTGAAGGTGCGGAGATTGATTCTGCTGTTCCTGTGAAGTATTCTCATTATTTAGTTGATGGAGTGATAGCCACTGCTTTTACGAAGACTGATACGGAGACGATTTCTCCGTTAGCTGAAAAGTATTTAGCGTTATGGATGGCTGATATTGAGAAGGTAAAGAGAGATTTAGAAAGGCAGTATCAGCATTATATTAACAGGACTATAATACCGAAAGGTTTGTTATAATGGCAAAGGCAGGAGCGGATTATAGAAGGGATTTATTAAAGGCTTTTGGTTTCAGGGGGGAAGCCAAACTTCCTCCCTATCATGTTTTTAATCAGCAAGAGCCTTATGTTCCTTCTCTTATAAATGGATTTATTACAGATGATTTTACCATAAAGAATCAGCCGATTTCTGGGCTTATTTTTGTAGGGGAAGCGAAAGTTCCTCCATTACATTTTACTTTCAGGGCATTAGCTCGTGAGTGGGAAGTGAGAGATAATGTTCTTATTTATTCCAAGCCTTTTGGGAAGTTAATTAAAGGAGATTTACATTTTCAGGATGAGAGTTTGAAGCCGATTATTTTTGATTCACTTATTAATGCTGTGAGTATTTCTCCCAGTGGAGAGACTCCACGCTGGGGTCTTTATATTTCTACTCATCAAGGAGTTTATGAATTAAAGTTTTCTGAAAGCAAACCTGTTGTATCAAGGGTTATAGATGCTCCTGCGTGTGGGAGTATTGGAGTATTTACTTTAGAGAAAAGCACTGAAGATTTAGTTGCGGGGACGCAGGTTTGTGTTATTCCGACCAAAGTTGGGATTTATCTTGCCACTTCTTCTGGGATTAAGATTTTGACTCCGCAGGAATCTGATGTTTTGAAAGATATTGATTATGTGCATATTGCTTTAAAGAATGATGATTATGGGCAGTATCTTTTGTTTTTAGTTGCTCCATATAAGCAATAAATTGAAAACGTTTTCAATTTTAGGGAGGTAGGTATGGGAAATATAATGATTTCAACAGGGTTAGCTGGTGCTTTAGCAACAAAAGGTTCTCTAAAAGAGCTTTTAACTGATTTTGTGTTAGAGATATTTAGTGGTGCGATTCCTGCTTCTGCTGATGATGCAGAGAGCGGGACTAGGTTAGTAACCATTACTACTGATGGGGAGGATTGGAGTCCTTCTAAAAAGCAGGTAGTTTCTTTTGATGTAACCAATGAAGGGGCTGAAGGGGATTCTGTTACTATAACCATAACTCCTGTTGTTCCATCTGGGAGCAATGAGGTTATTCAGTATAACAGGACTGCTGATGATGATACTACTTTAAAGGTTGCGTTAGGTATTGCAGAAGCGATAAATGCGAATTCTAATTTAGTGGAAGCGGTAGCTTGTGGTTCGGGCACGGTAGTTGTATCCAGCAAGTATAAAGGAGATGGGTTTTCTTTGAATGTAGTGGCAAGTGGTTCTCTTGCTGTTTCTGATGTGCAGGAGGTTGTAGCGAATGTAAGGGGCAAGGGATTACATTTTGAGAGTCCGCAGACTGTTACTGCTGGGGTGTTAGAGAAAGCCAATGATGATGTATGGAAAGGGACTGTGGTAGCGACTGGGACAGCTTCTTATTTTCGTATAAAGGCTCATGATGATAATGGTGGTGCGGATTCAAGCAAGTTAAGGATACAGGGCACTGTAGGCACTCTTTCAGATTCTCCATTGCAGATTTCAGGTTCTTCTACTTTAACTGCTGGCACTAGTGTAACGATTGGGACTTTTTCAATAAGAATTCCGTTAAACAATGGTTAAGAAGATATTACAGGGGGATGTGTGGCACAAGTATGTTGGTCTTGCCCAGCATTTATTTAACAAGTTACCTGCTGGGCAGAAGAAGGTTTATCGTGTTGGTGATGCGGTAATAGAAGTATGCAAGAAGAATCCTAGTGATTATATTCGGATAAGGGTTTCGGAAGAACGGGGGAAGGATGTTGCTATTTTCGCTACTTTTCAATGGGATTTTGCTGGGGATGAAGACCATTTTAAGTTAGATTTAGCTTTTTGGAAGATAGATAGTGCAGGGAATATTGACACGATTTGGGCTGACCAGTTTGACTGGTATAATGGATATATCAATGAGCCTTTATGTGGTCGCTTCGGAGTAATCAATCCTTTATCCTTCTATTTATATTTTTATGACAATCTTTCTCATACAACCACTGATAAGGAGAATGTTAGGGTTTGTTATGATAGGTGGGGTAATGAGAAGCGTGTTTTTTGTGATAGAGAACATTCTTCTTATACCAGAGCGTATGTTTACAGGTTTGATTTAGATTATAAGAAGCTCTCCTTTTCGGCTAAAAAGATAAAGACTTATACGGATAGTAGTTATTATGAGTGGCAATGGATGCATCCTTATTGTGAGCAATATGATCCCAATGATTGGCATTGGGATGATTGGTTGAATGCGTGGTCTTATGCCAAGTTAGGGAATCGCATATTTGAGAAGAAGTGGAAGTCTGTTTTAGATATTTATCCTTTAGGAGATGATATAAAAGAGCTTTATCTGGAGCATCATTCAAAGGTTCAGTATTTTGATATTAATGATGTTCCTTATAATCCTGAAGGGCAGGCTAGTGAATATTGTCCTGCCAGTCGTTATACTCATTATCCTAGATATACGCAACTTGAAGAAGCGTATAAGCGTGATCCCAGAGCCAGAGCGAGTGTGCATAATTCCCTAAAGTATAATGGTCATAGTATTACTTTAGAGAATACGAAAGTTCATTGTTGTATGCGTTTTTATTATACGGGGTTGTATTATGAAAGAGATATTCCCTGTTTTGGTGGGAGAGATGTTTCAAAGAATCCCATAAATGCTTTTATTGTTAACGAATCGGATTTTGTGTGGTGTTATTATGAGAAAAGGGATATGAATCATTTTTATGTGGATTGTATTCGTAAGTCTTTGGGTTCTTATGATATTCCGCAGGAGTTATATGGTCCTTATACTTATGTTTCCTGTTATGATCCTTATCAGCCTGATGGGTTTTTGGGTGCGGGAGTTCCCTATTGTCATGTAGCCCAGCATCATGGGTATGTGAAAAGAGTAACTTTTCCTGCTTTATCTTTATTGACCAGAAACAGGATGGTTTTTACTGCGAATTTAAGGATAATCAGGGAGTTTTCTTATGCGGATAATGTATTTGATGTAGTTCCGCTGGACGAGATTTCTTTTTTTACAGACAAGCATGGGAATGATGCGTTAATTTTTGATAGAATGGTTTTAATGTATCCTGATCCTGCTTTTGAGAAATCTGATCAGGAGCGGTATAAAGGTTTCCTAATAGTTGATGATGCGGATTATAGTTATTGTGGATTGGGTTTTTCTAATCCTATTTTTTTCAAAGGTCCTTATTTTCTTCCTTTTGTTCAGTTTAAGATAGAGGATGATACTATTTTTTATAAGCCAAAGAAGAAGGAACATTTTGGGCAGAGTTTATTGAATCCCACATATTGGGATTGTATAATTTTTCCTAGAATTCCAGATGCAGGGTTTTTTATAGGGAAGCAGGGTGCTCCTCCAGGGTTAAAGAGTGTTTTGTTGGGGGAGAGAGTTTTATTAGATGTTCAATACTTGCAAAAGTATAAAGACAAGTGGTATAAGAATGGTGATGAATTAGAAGATTTTAATGAAAAACTTTTAGGATAAGGAGGTTTGTTATGGCTTTCAGGTTTTCAACAGGGTTAAAGAACAAACTTTTAGGCAAGACTGTTGATATAATTGAGAATGGGTCTTTTAGTTCAGATGCATCTGGCTGGTCTGCTATTGATGCCACACTTCAGGCTGTTGAAGGTGGATATGAAGGTAAATGTTTACAGATTACTAACACGACTACTGCGAAAGGGTATGCATATCAAGGTAAGCCTGTAAAGATGGGGCATCGGTATATGCTGGAGTTATATCATAAGAATGGGACTGCGAAGGGTAGGGTGAAGGTAGGACCAGACATAAATGATGGTTCTTATGTAGATCAGCAGTTAGATGATTCGGAGTGGACTCGTCATCTTTTTCTGATAGAAGTTCCTGATGATGTGAATACTATTTATATAACTCTTGTTGTGGATTCTGAAACTGCGAATGATACGACACTTTTTGATGAGATTAAGTGCACTTGGGAGGCTTCTTCTATTAAGGAGATTTTTAAGAATTCCAAGCTCATAATTTATTCAGGCACTCAACCTGATAGTCCTGATGAAGCTCCAGTAGGGACGAAGTTAGTGGAGATTACGAAGAATGCGAGTGGTAATTTTGATTTAGAGTTTGCGGAAGCGGAAGATGGTTCTATTGACAAAGTTCCAGTAGATAACTGGTCTGGGTATGCTACTGCTGATGGAGATGCGGGCTGGTTTAGACTTATAACCAATGGAGATTCGGGGGTATATTCTGAAACAGATTGTCGTATAGATGGGTCAGTGGGAACTGCGGATGCAGAGTTAATTATGGCGGATACACATATAACCAATGGGTCTATTCAGACGATTTCAGTGTTTAGGATAAGTATCAGTATTTAGAATAAGTATAGGTATGTAAGCTATGGGATTTAAGGACAAAAAAGAGTTTAGTTGGAAAGTTTTTGAGAGAGGAGCTTATTGGACTATATATACTCATGTTGGCGTGTTTGGATGGAAGAATTTTTATTTTATTTTGAGGCAGTATGGAAATGTTCTTTTCTTGAGAAAATATAAATTTCCCGATGTATTACTATGGGAAAGAAAGGTATATAATAAACCAGACTGGAAAGCTCTACCATTAGGAGCTGGGGTAGTAACACCATCTAGGATCTATTTTGCTAGATGGATAGATGAAGATGTAGGATGGATAGAACATAAAGATGATGTAGGGGATTATCCTACTTTCCATCCTATTTTATCGGCAGGTGGTAGAAAAGAAAATTTACAAGGACTTGCGTCTGTAAAAAAATGGTCAGCTACATTATACAGAGATGCTTATTTGTTTCATTGTGATGTAGGAGCACATCGTATTTTAGTTACTGATCTTGATGGGGGGTATATAGGAGAATTTGGAAGTTATGGTAGTTTACATGGGCAATTTAAAAAACCGCATCAATGTGCTTTATATTGGCATCCTGTATTTGGAGATATACTTTTTGTAGCGGATTATGGTAATGGGAGAATAACGGTATGGCAGATAGAGTCTATAAATCCTTTTAAAGTAAATCCAGTGGCAGGTGGGATTGAAGGTTTAGTTGATGATGATCGTCCGTGTGGGGTAGCGGTTTGGAGGAATCAACTATATATAAGATGTTATAAACATAAAGTAAAAGAATTTAAAATAAATTCGGATTTAACATTGGAGGCGACTGGAAATGAAGATTCTTTTGATTCTGATTGGGTTAATGGATTATGTATGTATTTAGCAAAAGATTCTAATTCTCTTGTTACTCTTGTTCAGAGTTATGCTGGTGAATTTCAGGCTTCAAGAGTAAATTTAGTTACTTATACAATAACTGCCATTGAAAATACAATGGAAGGTTCGGTAGGGTTTCGTTGCGATGCTTTGAGTTTTGGGATTGAAAATAGTTTTGGGTTTAGTATTCGTGCTGGACATCAAGGAGTATGGAAAGGATTTGATTTAGAATTTGAAGGGTATGCACCACCTCCTCCTGTTGTAGATGTTGATTTTAAATTTTCCTGTTCTGCGAAGCATGATATTCGTGCAATGATTCGCTCCTTTGGTTTCAAAGGACGTGTAGAACAAAGGCAGATAATAGAATTTATATTCTTCTCTTTTTTAGGACATTCTAATTATATGTTTGGAAATGTAGATTTTTCCATAGACATGGATATAATCGTTACTGAATTTCTCACTGGTGAAAACATTTTCAATTTTAAGATGATAGCGAATGCTCCGCTGGTTTATACCTGCCATCTTGACACAAAGCCTATTGAACTTGAAGGAGAGCTTATTAATTCTTCTTTTGTTTCCTGTTCTCTTGAATTACCTTCATTAGAGATTGTTATCAGAGAGAGTCCTGCAGGGAGCGTTGATTTACCTGCGATAGATATTTTTGGAGAGATAGAAGTTCCTGTTGTTGGTAATGTGGGTTTGAATTTAGCAAGGTTGCAATCATCAGGGCAGATAGTAAATCCGTTCTTTGTTGGTGGGCAGGCAATTGTGCCTGCAATGAAAGTTTCTGGTCTTATTTATCGTCCTGATTTAATCAGTGGTAATTTAATTTTCAGAGCTTTACAGACAAATGGAATTGGGTATGCGTCGCTGGATAGATTAGATATTCATTGTATTTTGAATGAGTTACAAATGAATAGTGAAATTCTTGTGAATCCTGTTTTGGTAGGAGAGTGTGAACTGGCTCTATTTGAAGTAAGGGCTGTTGAAAGGAAGGAGATTTCTTCTACTGAAGAAATTTATCAGAATGATGAATTGAATGTTGTTTCTGCTGAATATCCTGAAGTTGAAGGTAGGGAATTGTTAGGTGTTGCTGTAAATCTTTTGAACAAGGGAATTACGAAATTAGCGAATACTTCAAATATGGTTATAGATTTAGGTTATATAGACCTTCACAAGTCTGTAATAAATCAGTATTTGGAAGTTTTTATTAGTGGAAAATCTGACCAGCCAGCTATTGGAGAGTTAATTATAGGAGATTATTCTTATTCAATTGATGAGTGGGTAACGGAAGGGGAGTGGAGGATTCTTGTTGGTAAAGGTTTGACAAGACGCACGGCTTCCAATCCTGATAAAAGATATATTCCTATTAAGTTAAAATTAGTTTCAGGTTTTGAGTTAAAGAGTGTGGTTGTGAAGGCAATACCAGTTGCTAGGAGAGGAAGGTAATGGATTTAAATGAGTTAGTGAATTATTACAATCAGATTACGAATAATATTTCGGTGATAGGGAATGAGATTGTGAATTTTTCTGATGAAGTAAAGAGCGTTGTGGTTAACACTTTTACCGTGCCTGAAGGAGATGATGATCCGTCTGCCTATGATCATTTTGCAGGAGATAGCTGGACAGATTTTTTAGATGAATTAGAAAATAAAGTTCCTGATATAGATATAGACATTCCAGATTTCAGCGTGGATTCTTCTGATTATAAAGCGATTATTTCGTCTTTAAATGATGCGTTGGATCAACTTTTTGAAGAAGCGTCTTCCTATGTAATAAACCTTCCTTCTATTTCCATTCGTGAAGGAGATGATATTCCTGATTATTCTTTTGAATATACTTATCCAGAGAATATTTCTCCTTCTATTCCAGAGTTGCCGACGATTCCCGACCCTTATATTTTTCAGATTCCTGATTTAGATATTGAAGTTCCAGACAAGGAGACTTTTTCTGTTAATGATTTATTGATTTACATAAATGATTATGTAGCACAAATTGTGGAGGCTCTGGATAGTATTTCGGTTAATTTAGATGTATCTCATGATTTCAATTTAGATATTGATACTTCTTTTTATAGAGACGCAAAGAGTCTTGATGACTGGAAGAAGGATTATGATAGGGTTTTAGGGTATCAGGGTCGGATTGATTTGAATTTGATTAAGGAAGTGGTGGAAGGGGAGCGGTTGGATTCGTATGTATTTTCAGAAGAAATGATAAAATCTCTGGCTGATTTTTCAGAGAGAGTAGTCAGGGTTGCTCCATTGAAGCATTTGAAGACTCTGGAATTAGAGAAAGAATTAGACCAGCTTTCAAGCGAAGCTGTATCCAGAGGCTTTTCTGATGATGTGATTGATGGGAGTCTTTATTATGATATTTCTCTACATAAGTTAAAAGTTAAGAATGAATTAGCTGAAATTAAAGCTAAAGTGCTTTCTGAATACGGTGAGCGTGTGTGGAAAATGGTGGAGAACAAATCTGCTCTATTCAATATTTTTTCTTCTTTCTTACTTCTTTCTTATTTTTCATTAGTTGATATGGTTTCAAAGATTTATATGACAGAGATACGCAGGGTAAATCAGTATATTTCAATACTGGAGAGATTCTGGCAGTTGAAGATTCGGCAGGTTGATTCTTTGATAAACAAAGTAAAATCCAATCTTTCTATGCTTGTTGCGGATGTGCGACAGAAGTTATTAAATGAAACAATTGATTTAGATAGTGAGATTTTTTCCAAACAGGCTTTGTCTCTATTGGTAGAGAATGTAAATCAGAAGATTCAGAGATTTTTGCAGACATTGAAAACATTTTCAACGAAGGTGCGGGAAGAAAGAACGAAATTAGACCTTTATCAGATTAAGTCTTATTTAATTCAGCAACAGATGAGATTAGAGACGATAAAGAGCGACCAGTATATAGTAAAGAACAGGAATAATCTTCTTACTGCTTTAAGAGATATAACAGATATGGATATTTTGAGTTCCAAGCTGGATTTTATAAGCAGGAGTCAGCGGGCTAAATTGGAAGTAGTCAGGACTTATTTAGATTATATTTCAACCGCATTGCGGAAGTATAACAATGTTCCAGATTTAACCAGACGGATTGAGAATTTGCGGGCAGAGATAGACAAGTTCTCTATTCAATCCAATGCAGAGAGCAGGATAAAGAATTTGTGGTTATCTACTATGGATGAGAGAGCGGGGAGAGATACTTTTGATTATAGATTGTTTATGAAGAAGGCTTTATTTGATGTGGACAGGGCTGTTGATTTTGCTTTAATGCATTTAAGGGACAGGTTGAATAAAGACACGACAAAGTATAGGATTTTAGGAGAGTATTATGAAAGGAATATTCGTGGAGTGTTATCTGCGGCACATACAATTGTTTCCATGACTGATAAGCTATTGGAGGGTGGTTAATGTCCACGATAGGTAGTTTAATAGACGAACGAATTAATACGATTCTTACTGAATCCGCAGAGATAACTTCTGCTATAAATCATTATGTTGAAGAAATCAGGAGAAGGGGAAGCATCAGGATAACAGCTCCGCCCCCGCCAGACATTGATTTTGATTTATATCCCTTACCTGATTTTCCGACCGAATCTCCCATATCAGATATAGATGAATTACCAGAGAGAGTTTATCCTGATAGGGATATTGTTGATTTTGATGTGTCTTCTTATCTGTCGGAGATAGAAGATTTGATTAAGGAAGTGAGCGTTCAGTCTCCTACTTTTGATTCCATTAATTTGGAAGTATCTTCTGTATCTCCTCCAGAGATTCCTGATGAATTACAATCAATAGAATCTCCGACTTTAGATTCTTTACCTTCTTTTACTGCTCCTGAATTAGAAGGGATTGAGCGTCCGCTTCTATTCAATCCAAGATATGATTTTGATTTTTATCAGGATGATTTAGTTATTGAGTCTAAAAAGTTTTTTGAGCAGATAGATTCTCTATTGAATCAGGATTTACAATATGGGATATGGTTGAAACAGCTTATTGAAAAGAGAAGGTCGGATGTAGAAAGGGTAATAGGTTTTTATGAGCAGGTTATTTCTATTTTAGAGAGTAAGGATTTTCTTGAGCGTTCGGAGCTGGCTAGGCAAAGGATTGATTCTATCATTAGTGATAAATATGACCAATATATTGAGCCTGTTTATGATGTTTATACTGCCAATGCTCCTGCATTTTTAAAGGAGAAATTGAGCAAGTTAGACCAGCAAATAGACAATCTTGTTAGTGGTCGGGCAGATGAGTTGGTTTTCAGTGAAAACGTTTTCAAAGATAAAGATAGGCAGGACAGGCTTTATGAGCTGATAATGAAAGCGAAGGAAGAATTAAACAGGCAGGAAGAATTATTTGTAAACACTTTAGTTTCTCTACAAGAGCTTTTTCAGTCTTATGTTTTGCTTTATCTCAATCGGGTTTATTTAAATGCGTATATTTTGTATGAGAAGGAGAATTTATTAACTGCTTTGCGGGATGTTTATATTGTGGTTGTGGGACGATATGTTTCTCTATATAAGGAAACTTATTCTGATTATTATTCTGTTATTCTCAAAAGAAGTCGGGCAGTTCTGGAGTATATAGATTCAATTTTGAGAAAGAACAATGCTTTGTGGCAGGCATATAATAATCAAGTTTCTCTATTAGAAGATTTTGTAAATCAATATCAGTCTTTAGCTAGGACTTATAGTTCTCGTGTGGATTTTGAAGCTAGCAAAGTTTCTCTAATGGAGGGTATGTTTAGGATCAATCAATCCAAACAGGATTTATTTGAAGCTATTGCAAGGAAAGTGAGAAATATGTATTCTTTAAGAAAGGAGAAGATACAGGAGATACTTACAAAGGCAGATGCGGAGATGGGATTAGAGAGAATGTATCAGCAGATAACACAGGAGAAGGGCAGGGTTCTGGAGAATATTCAAAGGCTTCAATCTCAAGTTTTATCTACTGATGTAATCAGGTATGGGAAGGAATTTAATAAATGGCTTGAAGATATAATGGTAGATTATAGGGCAAAAGTCAGGGCTAATGCGGTAAAGATTAATTTATTATCGCAAGCGTATGATACTTTTGTGCGGAGGGCACTCAAGTATGCTTCCTATTTAAGAACAGCACAAGGAATGATTAATGATTTTACAGAGAGATTAGCCCTGATGGCATTTAGTCCATTGGCAGAGATGTCTAATGGGCTAAATAGTGCAATAGATGCAGTAGTTAATGGTATGTATGAGTTTGTAGTGGAGGCTTAATATGGCTACTTTTGATTGGAGAGAACAATTTAGGAGAGAGAATAGGCAGTTTTTGAAAGAGATAGAGCCATATATGGTTGGGATGATGGGTGGGCTTGGTGGTAAGTTTGGGAGAGGATTAGGGAAGGTTGCGAAGTGGGCATTACCTACTTTTGGTTTATACTGGTTTATGTCTGGGAAGAAAGAGAAACCACAACAACCTGTATCTGCGATCCCGCAGACTCCTGTTATTACACAGGAGCAATATGAAGCTGTAAAGAATATGGTAAAGGGAATGGTATCTGGGGCAGGGACTCCTGATTATTTTACACAGGCTTTAAATCTCCCACAGAGTTTCCTACAACAATATCAGGATATTGTTTCGGCATTAGGGAAGACTCAAAAAAGGCAGAGTCGGGCATTAAAGAATTTAGCCAGTGCTATTCCTTTAGTATCAACAAGTGGGCTGGCTTACTGGAATCCCAATATTGTTTCTGCGTTAGAAGATAGGATTACGACTTTAGCCAGTATGGCTATTCCCAGAGATACAAGTTGGGATTCTCTGTTAAGAGCGAAGTATGCAAGGAGAGCATTACAGGCTTTATTGCCAGCGTATTCTAGATTAGTTTCTGCTACAAGGCAGACGATTACTCCTTCTGCTGTTGCTCCTAATTTATTAGTTCAAGCTATGCAATTAGAGACTGCCCCACAGACAGCTTTATTACAGGCATTACCTTCTGTTTATGAATGGCAACAGAGAGCATTAATTGAAGCTGCAAAAGCTCAAGCAAAGGCAGAGCAGGAAAAGAGAGCATTGATTGATAAAGCGATACAGCAACAACAGGAGATACCAATCAAGGTAGCACAGGCATTATCAAGGTTGACTTTATCTCCAGAGCAAACACAGGCATTATCCAATTTCTTATTTAGTCTTTTGAATTTACAGAGAAGTGCTTTACCAATTCCTACTATGTAGGAGTGAGTTATGGCAGAAAAGAAACAGGTTTTACCAACAATAGATGATCAATATGTAGAATTTCTTACTCGCAGGATGTTAGGGCTTCCTTTAACAGGACAGCTCAATTTACCTAAAGAGAAAGATTTATTAAAGGTTCAGAGTCAAGGGCAGACAGCTTTACCTGTTTCAGTTCCGACGATGCAAGTTCCGCAAGCTCCTTCTGTTCCTATTCAGACACAGCAAGAAGAAGGCTGGCTTCCTGTTCTTGGTAAAGCGGTAGCCAGAGGATTAGCTACTCCTGTAATAGGTGCTACTGGAGCAATATCTGCTCTGGGAGAGCGGTTAGGTTTTGATACAAGTAAAATTCAGAAGTGGGCGAATGAGTTGTCTAACTTATTAGCTCCCAAAGTGGGTAAGAATAAAGCGAAGGCTTATGCTTATGGGATTATAGATTCAACGATAAATAGTATTACTCAATTTCTCCTTTCAAGGTTTACCAGAGTTCCGCTTCTTCCTATGTTTGGTATTACTTCTGGTGGTGAAAAGTTCTTACAGGCAAGAGCGGAAGGGTATCCTTATGAGAAGGCAATAAAGACAGCTGTTCCTACTGGTTTATCTGAAGCTCTGACAGAGATGATTCCCTTCCACAGTCTTACAAAGACAATGAAGAAATCTATCATTAAGGGAGTTGTTGAGTTATTTGGTGGTGAGTTAGTGGGAGAGAATTTAAATACTATTGTTGAAAACATATCTGATCAGCTAGCTTTAGGTAAGCATAAGACTTGGAGTGAATTTTTACAGGATTTAGTGGACACAACTATTACCACATTAGGGCAGACTGCTCTTACTGCTGGATTGGGAGCGGGGGTTCACAGATTAGCACGAAGGGTAGAAAAGAAAGCAAAGGCAATAGAGCAACCTGCTCCTGAAGTTCCTCCACAACCACAACCAGCTCCAGCAACATCTCCTTATGAATTACTAACTGCTTTACCACAGAAGCCAGAGCAGGTATCTGCGGGAGTAGCTTCTATATATGATAGGATTGCGGATAGGTTAGAAGGAAAACAGAAAGAAAGGGCAAGGAAACATGCTTCTGTATTGAGAGATATAAGTCAGAAGAAAGTTCCTGCTGTTGAAGATATAAAGGAAGTTAGGGAAGATATAAGTAAATCTGAAAGGTTGCCTAAATCTGTAAAGAATATTTTAGTAAAGCATTTAGATTCTCTGATTAAGCAGGCTGAAGAAAAGAAAAAGAAAGAGCTTATTCCTAAAGAAACCAAGCCAGAAGTTAAAGAAGAAAAGCCGAAACCAAAGGAAGAAAAGCCAAAGGAAGAAGTCAAAACAGAAGAAAAAATTGAAAACGTTTTCACTCAACCAGAAGAAGAAAAGTTGACTGATGAAGAAATAAAGATTTTGAAGGATAGAGGATTTACTGACAATCAGATTAAGAAACTCCTTCCTGAAGAAGGGAGGAGGTTAATAAAAGAAAATCTTGCTCCTGAACAGGTAAGCGTTCTCCCTAATGGAAAGGTAAAAGTTATAGAGAAGAAGAAGGAAGTTTCTGTTCCTGAAAAAGAAGAAGCGAAGGAAAAAGAACCCTGGCAATTGACGAAGAAAGAATGGGAAAGTTTATTGGAGAAAGATTTAACTCCAGAAGAAGCAAACAAATTCTTTCCTAAAAAGCGAATTGATAAATACAGAATTTATCACAAGAAGTATGGGGAGAAAGTTGTTCCTACATATAAGCGTATAGATAAAAAGACGAAGGGCACTTTTGAGATAAACAAGTATATTTTACAATCTGAACCTGATTTGATTGATGTAATTAGGAGATGGCATGTAGAGCAGGCTTTAAAGGAAGGTAAACCCGTTCCTGAAGAAGTTTTGAAGGAATTTCCTGATTTAGTAAAAGAAGAAAAGAAACCAGAAAAAACCAAACCTTTATTTGAAGGAGTAGATAATTATCGTCTTACTTCTAAAGGACATGAGTTAAGGGTTGTAAGGGCAGGAGAAGCACTTTCTCATCCTGATAGGAAAGGGACTTGGTTTGTTGTTGAAAAATATAAAGGGCAGATTCCTCCGTATGCAACTTCTCCTATAACAAAAGGTGGAGTTGCTGGTGTTGGTGGAAAAGAGATATGGAGGACTTCTGTTACTTTGCGTAATCCTTATTTGTTTGAGATTCCTGAAGATATAAAGAGTGAAGGAGAGATTCCTTTAGCTCTCTATAAGGAAGTTACAGGGAAAGAGCCTCCAAAGAGAGGATTAAAAGGAAAGAATGCAGAAAAAAGGTTTGCGAAATTAGAAAGTGAGATAGCGGATACTTTAAGAAAGAAAGGTTATGATGGAGTAATTCTTTATCAGAGAGTTGGGGAGAATACTTATCCCGACCAAGTATTTGTTTTTAGGGATACAGAGGCTCATAAAGAGTTGGAGAAAAGTTTAGAGAAGAAATCAGAAGCGAAAGAGAAAGAGACCAAGAAAGAACTTATCCCTGCTGAAAAGAAGGAACAGAAGAAGGAAACCAAGCAAGAGCTTATTCCTACTGAAGAAAAGAAGGAAAAGAAAGAACAGAAGAAGAAGGAACTTATCCCTTCTGCTGAAGAAGTAAAGAAAGCGAAACCTGTTTCTAAAATTTCTTTTGAATATGGAAAGACCAAGAGTCAGATGAAAGTAAGGCATGAGGTTTATGGAGAGTTGCCTTTCTTTATAAAGAGAGGGTTTAAAGGCTGGAAATTATATGGAGAGAGAGCTGTAAAGTTAAAGAATGGCAGGGTTGTTATTGTTCGTCAATTAAGGGCACAGGGATTAAAATCTGTTGAAGATGTTAGGAAGAAGATTCAGTCTTTTATTGATGAAGGTGAGCCTGTAATTATAGCTGATAAGGATGTATTGAAAGAGCGTCCGCTGGAGGATATAAGCGGGAAGGTAATCAGACCTGAAGATATAGATTTGAAGGAATTAAAGAAGGTTGCTGTTTTTAAGGAGATAGGGAAGAAGGCAAAGCAGGAATCTGCGGAGATTAGGGAAAGGGTAGATGAAGTTGAGGAGATTCTTTCTGAAGTAGAGAAAAGAGAAGAAGATATATTGAAGTGGCTGGATGATAACACTGAATCCTTACCTGAAGATTCTTTTCATCCTGAACTTATACCTGATTATACTCCGATTCCTTCCAAGCCTGTTTTGAA